TTGCTGAAGGTTGGAAGTCGCTCCGTGACTTCGCTGAAAAGACCGACAGCGACACTCCCTCGGCTGAAGCTGCCGCAGCTACCGACGCACCGGCGGCTGATCCCGCTCTTGCTGCTGAGACGCAGCAAGAAATGGCGCTCTCCGCTGACGTGCTGAAGTCGGCACCGGAAGCAGTTATCAAGGCAATCGAATCGCAGCGCGCTGAAATCGCGAAGGCTCGTGAAGAGGTTGCTAAGGAGCGTGACATTCGCCTCGACGGTGAAGCAGTCACGTTCGCAAAAGCCACGTGGCCGAACCTCGGCCTTCCGGAAGAAACCGTCAAGTCGATCCGTCGTGTCAGTGTTGTTGACGCTGATCTGGGCGAGACGCTGAAGCAGATGCTCACGTCGGCAAATGCACAGCTTGACGGCTCCTCGATCCTCGGCGAACTCGGTACCGGTGGTACGTCGGACAACCCGACAGTTAAGGCTGTCGACCGGGTTGAGGACTTGGCAAAAGCTCTTGTCGAAGAAGGCAAGTACGACACGATCCAAAAGGCCCGTGTCGCGGTTTACAACGCCGAGCCTGAACTGGCAACGGCAGTGAAAGAGGAGGCACGCTGATGGTTAGCGCGAACGAATGGAACCAGACAGTAGTCAGCCTCGAAGCTGCGACTGATCTGGACGCCGGTGTGATTGTGAAGTACGCATCCGGCAAGGCAGCGAAGGCTGGGGCCGTGACCGACATCGTTGTAGGTGTCACACGAGACTCAGCTAAGGCTGGCGAGACTGTCCCCGTTGTGACCGCTGGTGTTGCTGGCGTGCTCGCATCAGCCGCAATTGCTGAAGGGGTGCTCGTTGGCACCGCAGTGACCACGGCTCGCGGCAAGACGATCGTTGCCGGAACCGACTCGACTCAGTACATCGTGGGCCGTGCGTTGGAGGCTGCAACCGCAGCAGGCGACATGGTGAGTGTCCTTCTCACCGTAGGGGGCCGAGCCGCTTAGGGCTTGGCAACAAGAAACTAGGAGAATCAGATAATGGCAAGCACGGTCCCCATTGACCCAGTACTCAGCAATCTCTCGGTTGCTACGTGGCAGGACGCCAAAGGCTTCATCGCCGACAAGGTGTTCCCCACTGTTCCCGTTGAGGTGCAGAGCGGTCAGTATTACGTCCTCGATGACGCGAACCTGAACCGAGACACCGCAGAGCGTCGTGCTGACGCTTCGGAGTCCGCAGGCGACTCGTTCGTACTGTCGGACGACGCCTACAACGCGACAGTGTTCGCGTTGCACAAGGATGTCGGCGACCAGTTGCAGAGCAACTACAAGAATGTTCCCGGCACCCCGTTCCAGTCGGCCTCGAAGTTCCTCGTGAACAAGATGCGACTTCGCCAAGAGGTCCAGTTCGCTGCTGACTTCATGGCTGCTGGCGTGTGGGGACTTGACGAAGAGGGTGTGTCAGTTTCGCCCTCGACCGACGAGTTCCTTCAGTGGAATGTTTCGGGCTCGGACCCGATCGCTGATGTTGAGCGTTGGAAGGAGCAGGTTTCTGCTGCTGGCTTCGACGCAAACGTCATGGCAATCGGCAAGCCGCTCTGGACAGCGCTGAAGAACCACCCGGACATCATCGACCGCTACAAGTACACCAGCGGCGGCGCGAAGGTTTCGCTTGAAGCCATTGCTGATCTGTTCGACCTCGAACGCATCGTTGTGGGTCGTGCGATTCGCAACACTGCGAAGCGCGGCCAGCCTGCAACCAACGTGTCCGTGATCGGAAACAGCGCGTTGCTCGTCTACACGCCTGATGCTCCCGGCATCGAAGTTCCGGCTGCTGGGTACACGTTCGCGTGGACCGGTGTGTCGGAAGGGCTCGGCGAGAACATCGGCACCAAGCAGTTCCGTATGGAATCGCTCGCTGCTGACCGCGTTGAGTCGCAGATCGCGCTCGACAACAAGCTCGTGGCCGCAAGCCTCGGAGTGTTTGCCACGAACGTTGTTGGCTAACTAAGCAGTTCACTGAACGGCTCCCCGCTCCCCAAGTAACGGGGGGTGGGGAGCCGTTTTTTGTGGGAGGATGCGAACTATGACATGGACCTATGACCCCCCGGCTGGTAGCCCGCTTGCTTGGCCTTCTCTGAAAGATCACGTGCGCTTTCTGCTGGGCGACCGGAAGCAGTCGGCGTGGTCGCCGTCGGACGAAGATATTGCGGCGTCAATTCTGATCTGGAATGACACGTACCCGGATCACCTCGACAACGCGAACGGCATTGCTGCGTCGTTGGCTGTGTACCTTGCTGACTGGACGTCGATGTCGGGTGTGACCACGGAGTCAAAGACGGTGGGCAATTCGAGCTTGTCGAAAACGTACGTTGCTGATCGTCGGTCGGCGTGGTTGCGGTTGGCGTCTCGTCTTGCTGGTGGTTCGCCGGTTCCTATCCCCGGCGCTACGATGTCGGGCTTCGGGCTCGCGGCGGAGGGCAGCGGTCCTCCTCGACTCTTTACCTTGGGCCAGTTCGATAACGGGCCTCAGTTGCCGGGGCGCACTGTGCCGTCGGCGCTTGACCTCGGAAGGTGACTCAAATGATCGACGTTGAGTTGTTGGAAATGCTGGAATCTGTGGTGCAGATCGCTCCGGCTAATGAGCGCGCTCTGGACGGCAAGCGTTCGTATGGCACGGCAGCTAACTTCGATGCACACATCGAGGTGCGTAACGACATGGTGCGGAACACGTCGGGCGAAGAGGTGATGTCGGCAGGCCGCTGTCATCTTGACTCACACTATCCAGCAGTAACGGAGTCGTCACGACTGACGTTGCCGGATGGAGAGCAACCGTCTGTGATCGCGGTGGCGCACACGTACGACAGTGACGGCCCGTATCAAACGGTGGTGTTCTGGTGAGCACGAAGATCACGCTGGTTGGGCTGGACAAGGTTCAGTCGCTCATGGCGAAGGGCGGCACGGTCGGCGTTGATGTTCTCACTGACGTGCTCCGCGACGACTCACTGATCGCATTCCGCAACAGTCAGCGAATGACCCCGCACGCTGATGGTCCGCTCCGTGGATCGGGTGTGGTGCAGCCTCCCTCAGTCACCGGGTCGAGCGTTGAAATCTTGCTTGGCTACGGCGGCGCTGCTTCGGCATACGCTCTGTACCAGCACGAAAATCTGGACCTACGGCACCCTGATCCGACGAACCCGCACAGTGACCCGAAAGGGCAGGCGAAGTATCTGGAAACGCCAGTGCGGGACCAGACCAAGGGTCTTGCCGGTCGGCTGCGGGCTGAACTCGAATCGAGGCTGACATGAGTGCCACAAGTGCGAACGTTGCAGGGCTGATTGCTGGCTCTGGGCTGGGCTGGACCCTTGCCACGAATCTGTTCACCGGCGGCTTGCAGGACGGTGACGACGTTGCTGCTGTGCAGGCTTCGGTGTCGATGTACTCGGGCACTGCTGACGAGACGTTCACGCACTCGATGATGCGACCGCAGGCTCAGGTGACGATCCGTGGGAATCGGGACTCGTATGCGGAAGCTGAGAAGGCCGCGTTTGCGATGTGGGACTTCCTTGCGAACGTTCGCAATGTGGATGTCCCCGCGACGGTTGGCTCGCAGGTTGTTGGCCCGGTGAAGATTCAAGCGTTGACACCCTCGGGCACGGTCAATCCGCTGGGGAAAGATGACCAGCAGCGTAGCCTGTTCAGTATGAACTTCACGGTGACGGTATGACTCAGATCACGAAGGGCGATGCTCTGCTCGCGATTGACGCGGCTATGGCTGCGTTGTCGACGGCTCGTGTCCTCGTTGAAGCGATCGGTGACGAACCGGCAGAGGTCGACGGCGGCTGCAAGCACATCCGGCAGCACCAGACTTTCACCAGCAACGTCTGCCGCGACTGCGGAGAGGAACTGGGCGTGCCTGTTTCGGATGACTCGACTACCGCAGATAGCATTTCGTCGGAGGTATCGCAATGATGGAGCTCAAAGTGCTGGTCGGGTGCAACTACCCGCCGGACAATACACGCGCTGAACCGGGCGATCTGATCGAGGTCGACGCGAAGGTTGGTGCTGCTTTGGTCGCTGCGGGCGCTGGGGAGCCCACTGAGGCACCCAAAGCGAAGCGTTCGACTACTAAGACCACCAAGTCCACCTCGAAGGCCCAGAAAGGCACGGAGGCATAATCAATGGCTATTCACGGCAAAGCGACTGGGATTCTGCTTGGCGGTTACGACCTGACGTCAATGTTGAACCAGATCGCGACACCGCAGTCTCTCGATACGGCGGACGTGACACCGTTCGGCGAGACAGCGAAGAAGTACATCCCCGGAATGGCTGACGCAACCGTCTCCATGAGTGGGTTCTTTGAGGGCGATGCAGCGGCGACTGAAGAAATGCTTGACGTCGCGTCTGACACTGCTGAAGCAATCATCGTGACCTACGGGCGCACGTTTGCTGTCGGTCAAGAGTGCAAGTTCGCCAGTATCGTCCGTAGCGCGTTCGAGGTGTCGTCCCCAGTGGGCGATGTCGTCTCGATCACCGGCGCGGCTCAGGCCGATGGTGGGCTGAAAACTGGTCGGACGCTCATGGCGCGACAGGAAGTCACGACTTCACCTGTGACCGGCACGGTTGTGGATAACATCACGACGACGACGAACGGTGCGTTGGCTGTGCTGATCCTCTCCGACAACACGCTGGACGATGAAGCAACCGTTCTCGTGCAGCACTCGGATGACAACTCTGTGTGGGTCGACCTCGGCACCTTTGCGGTCGCCCCCGCCCTGACTGTCGCTTCGGAAATTCTGGCTATCTCCGGAACGATCAACCGCTACGTCCGCGTAGTGGTTACTCTCGCTGGCTCAACTGGGTCAGCGATAACCACTGTCGCGCTCAGTCGCGGCTAGAGCAAGGGAGTACGCTCATGGCCGTTCACGGCAAGAGTACATTTATCAGCATTGCGGACGCGGCGGGAACTCCCGTCGATATGTCGGCTGATATGAACCAAGCGGGCCTGTCACGGTCTGTCGATACTGCGGAGTCGACTGGCTTCGGCGAGGTCGCGAAGAAGTACGTCGCTGGCATGGAAGATGCAACGTCGTCGTGGAGTGGTTTCTTTACCGCCGCGCAGGATGCTGTTCTCTCCGGGCTCGTTGATGCGCTTGCTGCCGGGACGATTGACTCGACCGAGATGGTGTACGGCCCAGCGGGTTCTGCCACCGGCAAGGTCAGCTACACGCAAGACGTCATCATCACCGGCTACGAGGTGTCCGGATCGGTCGGCGACCTCGTGACAGCTACCGTCTCGATGCAGCGAACTGGTCCGTCCGTTCGCGGCAGCTTCTCCTAACGAACAACGCCGTCTAGTCGGGTAGAGTGCACCTATGAGTATTCGCGATACAATCTTTGCCGCTGACGACATCCGTGAAGAGGTAGTTGAAGTTCCAGAGTGGGGCGTCGATGTGAGGGTCCGTGGGCTTACCCTCGGCCAGCGCAACGACGCTCTCACTGAGTCCCGTGGTGAGGACGGCGTTCTTAGCCTGTCTCACTACTACGCACTCATTCTGATTGCCACTGTTCTCGAACCTGAGAGTGGCAATCACGTGTTCCTAGAGACCGACGTTGACAAGATTCTTGGCAAGTCGAGTGCTCCCGCTGACAACCTCGCGAAGAAGGCTTTGTCGCTTTCTGGTCTGCCTGAAAAGGGCGACGTGCAGGCTGGCGTTGATGCAGCGGGGGAAGACTCTTCTACGACGGAGAGCGACGTACCCGGTATCTAATCGCGGATCGACTTGGGCGGACCCTTGGCGAGTTGGAATACGGCTCGCCGGGGCACCGCCCATTGTCGATGTCGGAGTACCTAGAGTGGGTAGCCTTAGTCACGATTGTCGAACCGCACGAGCGCAAGAAGGCCGAGTCTCACAAGCGGATCAACAGCAGGTCTAGGAGGCGATAATGTCCAGCGAAGTCATGTCAGTCATGGCGCGGCTCGAAGGTGACGCGAAGAGTTTCATTGCCGCGTTCGCTGCGGGCAGTGATGCACTCTCCGACATCCAAGCGTCTGCGAGCAGCACGGCAACAGGGGTTGCTAGTTCGACTGATCGCATGAGCAAGTCAATGGCTACCGTTTCGGACAGTGTTGGCGATGTTGCTGGCGATATTGACGACTCCACGAAAGAAGCTGGTGATGCTTTCGAGGACTTGGGCGATGACGCTAAAGATTCTGCTAACGATGTGGATAAAGCTGGGGATAAGTCAGCCGATGCGACGGAGAAGTCCAGCGGTCGGATGTCGGGAGCTCTGAAGAACGCTGGCACCGCGTTCGGTGTAGCTGCTCTCGCGGCGGGTGTTGCGGCAGCAGGCATGGTTGCTGCTTCGGTCGCGGCGTTTGGTGAGCTAGAGCAGAACCTTGGCGGCTCAGAGGCCGTGTTCGGCTCGTACGCTCAGACGATCCAAGACACCGGTGTTGCGGCGTATAAGAACCTCGGAATCTCGCAGTCGGAATATCTGGCGACGGCAAACAAGATGGGTGCGTTGTTCCAAGGCTCCGGTATCGCTCAGGTTGACTCGCTGAACATGACGCAGGACGCGATGCAGCGGGCCGCTGATATGGCCTCTGTCATGGGAATCGACATGAGTGTCGCGATGGACTCGGTGGCTGGTGCCGCTAAGGGTAACTTCACGATGATGGACAACCTCGGCGTGGCGATGAACGCAACGTCAATCGAGGCGTATGCGCTCGGTGAGGGCTTCACGGACTTCTCGTTCTCGACGGCGACTGCTGCTGAGAAGGCAGACATGGCGATGAAGATGTTCATGGACAACACGTCGCAGTATGCGGGCAACTTTGCGAAGGAGTCGACGGAGACGATCACCGGATCGTTGGGGCTGTTGCAGGCTTCCACCTCGTCGCTGCTTGCTGGCCTCGGAGACGCCAACGCAGATACCGGCCAGTTGGCCGGAAACGTTGTGGATGCGTTCCAAGCTGTTGTGAACAACGTGGTCCCGATCATCGAGAACATTGCTGATGCTTTACCTGAAGCACTGGGCACGATGGTTGACGCCGCTGGCCCTCTCATTGGCTCTCTCGGGGGCGTGATTACTGGTCTGATCCCCACAATCCTCGACGCTGCTATGGGGCTTGCTGAGGCACTGCTGGAAGGCATATCGGGAACGCTCCCTGAATTGATGACCATGCTGCCGGGTGTGATCGTTTCGATGGTCGGCTCGGTCGCGACTCTGCTCCCGCTGCTTATCACCGCTGGTATGCAAGCGATCACCGCGCTCGTGCAGGGAGTTGCGGCAACGTTGCCGACTTTGATCCCCACGATTGTTCAGGGGCTCCTCGACGCGGTGAGCGCTTTGATCGAGAATCTGCCGTTGTTGCTGGACGCTGGCGTGCAGATGATCTTTGGTCTGATCGAGGGTCTGATTACCGCTTTGCCTATGCTGATCGAGCAGTTGCCGACGCTCATTGTCTCGATCATTGACTTCCTAATCAACGCGATCCCCATGCTGATCGAAGCTGGCATCGAATTGTTCCTGTCGATCGTTGACGCGCTCCCCGAAATCATCACTGGCATCGTTGCAGCTATCCCGAAAATAATCATGGGCATCCAGACTGCGATGATGTCTGCGATTCCGACGTTGATCGAGGCTGGCATCAAGCTGCTGATCGCGATGGTGACGGCAATGCCGACGATCATCAAGACGATCGTTGCTGCTATCCCGCAGATCGTGACTGGGCTTGTGACCGCGATTATGGATTCGCTCCCTGAAATGATTTCTGCGGGTAAGGACATGATCACCGGGCTGTGGGAGGGCATCAAGAACGCAGGCGATTGGCTGTGGCGTCAGATGTCGAACTTCTTCGGCGGAATCATCGACAAGGTGAAGGGTCTGCTAGGCATTCACTCGCCGTCGACAGTGTTTGCTGAGATGGGCGAGAACTTGGGCCTTGGTATGGCTAAGGGTGTCGAGGCTTCCACGAAGGACGTGCAGGCTGCGATGAACGCGATGGTTGCTGTTCCTGAGATGGATGCGATGAAGCTTTCGTTGTCGACGTCGGGTAGCAGCAAGTATGCAAGCAACGGCTGGGAGAACCGGGTCGGCAGTGATGGGTTGTCTCGTCCGCGAGACGATGACGATAAGCCGATGGAGTTGTCCGACGAGACGATTGATAAGTTGGCTCGTGCTCTGGCTAGTCAGGTGCGCGGAAACGACCGACAGGGCAAGCTGGCTCCTGCTGGCGTTGAGTAGAAGTGAGGGATTGACGTGGGCATTGCAAAGAACAAGTTTGACGGTCGTGAGTTCGAGTTTGAGCGCTCGGCTTTGCTAAAGGATCGTGTGATCGTGGACTTCGATCCCGGTCCCGATCTGCAAATTGGCATCTATTCGACTGAAGAGTTTGAGCTGACTTTTGATGTAGTCAAGGAATAGCTCATGGCCGATTTCTATACGACGTTCTCGGGCAATAGCCAGTACCGTCATCATTGTCAGGTCTTGCAGGGTGGGCAAAATGCTGCTGGCAATTACAGCTATGTCTCGGTCAATTCTTGGGTAGAGAAAACATCCGGCTCTGGCTATATGACAAGCAACTCCGGCAACACTTGTAGCGTCTCGGGTGACGTTGCTTTCGGTGGCGGGGCATGGGCTCCGTACAACTTTGCGAGCTATTCGTCGCGGCAGATTTTGTCTGGTGGCGGCAACGTCGCGCACGCCAGCAACGGTACGAAGGTTGCTTCGGGAGGCTATGCAGCTAATGACTCTGCTGGTGGAAACTTCGGTTCCGCTAACGGCTCGTGGTCGCTTGGTCTGACGACGATCGTGAACACTCCGGCGACCCCGACTTCGGTGGGGTGCAGCTACGTTTCCGATACTCAGGTTTCGGTGAGTTGGTCGCGTCCGACGGTGACGAACAATGCTCCGAACACGAGCCAGATTCGCAAGTCGGTCAATGGTGCGACTGCGGTGGAGTTGGCACCTATCTCGGTGACGACATCGGTGACGATTTCTGCTGAGGCGAACCAGAAAATCATCACAGCGGTTCGTGAGGCTAATGCGGCGGGGACTTCGGCGTGGTCGGCGAACTCTTTGGCCGTATACACCACTCCGGCGGCACCTACGGCTCTCACAGCGACGAAAGATGCTTCGCTGGATATAAACCTCGCGTTCACCTCGAATGTGGGCTTCACGGAGTACCAGCACGTCATTGAGCACGGCACCGTTGTTGGTGGAGTCACGACGTGGGATGGTAGCGAGCTTGCGACAGTGCTCTCTGGCGTCACGACTTACAAGCACGTTGCCCCCAATGCGGCACAGCTTCATGTGTACCGGGTGTTCGCCCGGAACCTCGACGCGGGCGCACTGTCGTCGGCAAAGCTGACCTCGAACACCGTTCAATTGTTGGCCCCGCCGAACAAGCCAACGTTCCCGTCGTTGGGTCCGTTTGTTGACAAGGCAAAGGACTTCACGCCCACGTGGGTTCACAACCCGGTGGACACAACGGCGCAGACAGCATACGAGTTTGGCTACTCGACCAACGGTGGCGCGGCATGGTCCTCGACAGGGAAGGTCACGTCGAGCACTCCGGCTAAGACGTTCGCTGCCTCGACTTATGCGGCTGATGTTGCGCTGACTGTTCGCGTTCGGACGTGGGGCCAAGCAGCGACCGGCGGCTCTGACGGCACCGGTGCTTCGCCGTGGTCGGACCAGACAACGGTGACGTTCAAGACTCGCCCGGTAGTGACGATCACCGGGCCTCTTGACGCGAGCACTTATGAGCGGGCTGCGCTGACGGTCAATCTTGGCTTCTCGCAGGCGGAGGCGGCAACGTTCGTCAATGCGACGATCAAGCTGTACGACGGTGTTGGAGCTCTCCTCGAAACACGGGTGTCGACAACTCGGGCAGCGACGTTGTTGGACACTGCGGTGGACAACGGTTCGTCGTACACGATCAAAGTCACGGTCATCGACTCGAATGGTCTTGTTTCGGATGAAGTGGAGTCGGACTTCGCGGTCGTCTACACACTCCCCGTCGCGGCAGCAGTCACGGCAACGTACCTGCCCAATTCGGGCATCGGCCAGCTTGACATCACGGTTGGTAGCCCCGGCGTTGGGGAAGTTGCCGCAGCGTTGGTCACGATCACGCGCACGATCAATGGCGTGGTTGAGACGATCCTGTATGAGTACCCGTCGTCGCCGACGTTGACGATCCTCGACATGACGCCAACGATTGTTGGCACGAACGAGTACCGGGTCACGACTATCTCTGAGGACGGGGCCACGGCCACGACGCTTGTGCTGATGGTGACGGCGGAAACGAAGTGGGCTTTCTTGTCCTCGGGCGCTGGGTATGCGAACATCATCAGCTTTGGTGCGGCGCTGACGTTGGGCTCAACTCCGACTCGATCATCGACGTTGGTGGAAGCGTCTGGTCGGAGACGGCCGATTGCTTTGTTCGGGACTTCTGGAACGTTGGAGGTATCGGGAACGACGATGTTGTTCGCGAAGTCGAGTCAGCACGGGTCGAGTCCTGCTGAGGTCGAAGAGTTCGTGCTGTCGGCAGGGATTGTCTGCTACCGCGATCCGTCTGGACGGCGCATGTTCGGGAAGGTGTCGGGAACTGTCGCTAGTTCCAACTCGAAGCAGAGCACGTTCGCATACATGATTCAAGAGACAAGCCGATGACTGTTGAGGTGCCGTCAGGGTTTGTACCCGTCAAGGTCTTGACTACTGACGAAGTGCTGTACGGAAACCGCACGACATCGTGGCGCTGGGAAGTCCTCGAACACGTGGGCAGCGTTGACTCGCTGATTGGCTATCTGGACGGGGTTGTTGTTGGTTCGGCGACTCTCGCAGAGTTGTTGTATGCCTCGGTCAAGGGTCGTGGTGGTTTGCGGATTGCCGACCTCGAAGTGGCACAAGCTGGGATGTTGCGGATACGCGATCTTGCTCTCTCCTCGATCCGGTTGCGCCCGGTGCAGGTCATCGAAGGGTTGCCGGAAATTGAGTGGGGGCTGTACCTGATTAGTGCTGCGCCGGAAGAGTGGTCGGATACTGGTCGTGTCTTGACAGTGGAGATACTCGACAAAGCGACAGTGCTTGCACAGGATGAAATTTCGGAGACGTACTCGGTCGATACGTCGACGCCGATTCTGGCGGCGGTGGCAGCGGTGGTTGCTTCTTCGGGGGAGTCGATTGAAGTCGATGCTGAGGTCACGAACACTCTGTCCTCTCCGATGGTGTGGCCTGCCGGGACTTCCAAGCTGACGATCGTGAACGAGTTGCTGGCGGCGCTAAATTACAACTCTTTGCGAGTCGATCGCAACGGCAGCTTCCGGGCGACTCCGTATGAGCTTCCAGTGGATCGCTCGCTGAAGTATGAATTGTTGAATGTGCTGCGCGAGTTGGTTGACGGCGAGAAGTCGATCTATGGCAAGGCGTGGACACGCGATCAAGACTTGTACGGCGTGCCGAATAAGGTCATCGCGGTGCAGTCTGCAACAGGTGATGCTGAGGCGTTGGTTGGCGAGTACACGAACACTGATCCGGACTCTCCGTTCTCTTACCCGTCGCGTGGCCGGTGGATTACGCGCACGTTGGATGGGGTGGAGACGCCGGACGGAACCGAACTCGAGGTTGTGGCGTTCTTGGAGGACAAGGCCCGTCGAGCGCTGATTGCGGCATCGTCGCCACAGGCCACGGTGGAGGTGTCGTGCTTGCCGATCCCGGTGCGTTCTGGGGATGTTGTGCGGTTCAAGAATGTTCCTGCTGGGATTGATGCTCGGCATGTTATTACGTCGATTGACTTGGGCGCTTTCCCGTTGGGCGTGATGAAGTTGAAGCTGACTGAAATGGTGGTGCTGTAGTGGCTTTCATGTGGGGAACAGTCACAGGGGTGAGCCCGTTGCGGGTGCGACTCGATGGAGATACTTCCGCGGTTCCAGTGACACCGGACTCGTTGGTTGATCCGTTGACGTTGGTAGCTGATGACCGGGTTCGGGTGGAGCTCTCGAACAATCGTCTGGTAGTGCTGGGCAAATCGGGCGGCGCTGGTGTTCCCTCGGGCGCGAGCATGGACTTTGCTGGTTCTGTCGAACCCGCTGGTTGGTTCTTTGAGGACGGGCGTTCGTTGCTTCGCTCGGCATATCCGAGTCTTTACGCTGCTATAGGAACGACTTACGGGGCAGCCGACGTTGACCACTTCAACATTCCCAACCAGAAGGGTCGAGTTTCCGTGACGCGCGACCCGGCCCAGACCGAGTTCGACACGCTCGGCGAAACCGGCGGCGAGAAAAAACACCAGCTAACCATTGGTGAACTTGCTTCGCACAGACACAACAACCCGATTGCCGTTGTCTATAACGGTAACGCGAGCGCAAACCGTTCTAGTTTCGCCACGAACAGCCCGTTTTGGAGTATGGCCGACCCGAACAACGCAAGCGCGGCAACAGGTGGCGACGAACCGCACAACAACCTCCAGCCGTACATTGTTCTAAATACCATCATCAAAATCTAGGGGGAATCATGGCAGACACAACAGCACAACACATGGCAGCACGCGACGACGAAGACCTCACCGCGCGGCTTGTCGCGGTCGCTGAGCAAGCGAGCATCCCGAACCCGGCGAGTTTCGTCAAGTCGAACATCGGGCGTTTAGTCTCGACAGAAATCGACACAGCAACAACGCTTACGTCGGTACATGCTTACGCCACGGGACAATATGAAATCGCGGTCGCAGCACTTCCACCCCGGCCGGGAGTGAACCCGGCTGCGGTCACAGATACCCAACTCGCGGCGGCAGTTCAAGCTGTGTGGGAACCCAACCCGTAGTCATTTCCCAAGAAAATCAGGCTTGAGTCGTAAGATACCTGCATGAGCAATCCAGACGAAGATATTCCAGACTATGGCTCGACCCCCGGCGGAAACGGCGGTGGGAAGTGAACGGCTTAGAACTCACCGAGAAGGCTCTTGACCTGTGGAACGACATCCACCCCGGAGAGTCTTTGTACTTGCAGTGCCAGCGCATGAGTTGGTACTTCCAGTGGGCCTATCAAGGTGACGAGAACATCGTCACTTATGGCACTGCGCTGAAGGCTGCGAAAGCCTCGAAGATGTTCACCACGAAGGTGAACGATCCGTCGATCAAGGCTGGCGACGAGTTGTTTTGGGACGTCGGAACCGATGGAGACGTTGCCACTTGTGTTGGCCGATCTTCGACGGGGCGGGTGCTTGTTGCTGCTACTGCGAAGTCAGGCGACACCGTGAAGAGCCTGAGTAATCATGTTGTGATTCGTCATGCTGATACTCAGCCTTGGCCGTTCCTTGGGGCATCGCGGGCGAACGGTAAGAACAAGCCAAAGTCGGGCATTGTTGACTGGCCGGTTGCTGAGTTGGAAGGGCACCAGCGTCGGGTTGCTCTCGACATCCCGGCGAATGGTCGGTTGGATGCGACCAAAGCTTCCGCAGTCGTCAACTCGATTGCTGGTCTGGACTTTGGCAACTTCGACGGCTGGAAGCGGGGCGAGTCGATTGACGGAAACAACGTATGGTTCCGTGGTGCCTACTCTGGGAACTTCTGGTGGTCGGGCAGTTTCACCGATACCGGCACGCATGATCTTGCTGACCTGAACGAAGCGACGATCCCGGCGGGCGAGGTGGGTGTGCCTGTTGTGGAGCTCCCGCCTGCACGCGATCCCGATATGGTTCAGCCGACTGCGGCGGACTTCCCGTCGTGGATCAAGTTCGACGTCAAGCGGAACGTTCACGATAACCGTTCGGCGATCAACGCTGAGGCCCGCGCATATTACTCGGGCAAGGGTCAGGATGATGACTACTACCCGGTGAAGCAGATCGCTCACTGGTGGGGCTCACCTGATGCTGGGTACACGCATGACGGTGTGGTTGGCACGCTGACCGGGAAAGCCGACTACTCGGTGCACTTTGTTGTGTCCGGTGGCCGGATCACTGAAGTTCAGCCGTTGGAGCTTGTGGCGTACACCACGGGCTCGGCGTCGATGCAGTCGTGGTCGACGGAGAATGATCCGCTGCTCACTGACCTCGGATACCGCACTCTGGGCTTCCTGACGTACTTGATGGAGAAGTTGAACCCTCGACTAAAGGGTCAGGCAATCGGTCGCCACAATGAGGCACTGAACGTCTCGACGGGCAAGACGTTCCAGACGTCGTGCTCCGACATCGACACGTCGCTGGTTCGCGAGTATGCGGATATGTTCGCGCTTGGTGTGCTGGACCCGACGACGGGTGTGGCGCCGGTCGTTGACTCGACGGGGCCGAATCCGACGACGCCGACAGCGCCGACAGTGCCGGCAGAGCCGACGACGCCTAGTACGTCGCTCTCGATCAAGGGTCTGATCGCTTCGGCTATCGCGATCCTCGGTGCGCTGCTTGCGGCTCTCTTGGATAACGGCTGGTCGTAGCGATGACTCGCGTTTGCGATCTTGACCCTGCGCTAGAGGCTTCCTTTGTTCGGAAGTCTCTGATCCGTCCTGCACGGAAAAAGCCACTGCTGCTAAAGCGGTGGGAGGCCGAAGCGACGATGGAGCAGTCGTGGTTTATTCGGTGGGCGCGGAGTCAGGTTGCAGCGTATCGACTGGGCATGGTGCTGATGTACCTTGCGATTATCTACTTCGGCGGGACGTCGTTCTCCTTTGGCGTTCCGTTGTGGGAGATTGCGGCACCGGCAGGGTGGTCAAAGCTTTGGTCTGCTGTTGTGATGATCGGTGGGATGATTGCGGCGGTCGGCGCGACTCGGGCAGGCCACGAACCGTTGACTCAGACGATCCGGATTTTCAATCGTGTGGAGTTGGTCGGAGCGATCATGTTGTTCTTGGCCTTGTCCTCGTACTCGGGCTCACTGCTTTACTACGGCTATTTTCTCTCCGATGATGCTCGTGCCACTGTGGGCTCGGGCTTCCTTGCGTTGGGCATCCACCCGGCAACGCGCATGGCTTGGCTGCTTCTGTATCCGTTCAAGAAGGTCAAGAATCCGCCGGGAGGCTCCACGAATGTCTGATCCAACGTTGGCCCCGATCGCCACTGGAATTGCGTCTGTGATCGTAGCCGCGTTGGGAGCGACGGGGTTGATTATCCGCCGTCGGCAGGATGCTCGTGATGCGAAGTCTGCCGCAAAAACGAGCAAAGAGATTACCGAGAAGGATGGTTACGCTGAGGTGCGTTTAGCTCGGGCTGAAGCCTCCCGTTACTACACGTTGTATCGGGAGTTCCAAGAGGTCTATTTCGTGACGATGACGGCACTTCGGCATTTGGTCCGGAAGTTGCATGAGTCTGATCCGGAGTTTGATCTGCCTCAAGAAATTGTGGATGCTCTCGAATTGAAAGCGCCCGATGATGACGACAAGTAGTCGTCTTGACAGAAAGTAGGTGTTTGATATGGACGCTGGAATCCCAGTGTTTGATTTTGCTAGTCCGTGGGTTGCAATCATCCAGATTGTGCTCTTCTATGTTCTGCCTCGTGTGGTGGGGCTTGTCTCCGATGTGAATGCTTCAGCGCTTGCTAAGGGTCTGTTCCTCGGTGCGTTGTCGGTGCTTGCTTCGGCTCTGACGTTCTTGCTCGATGTGGCCGTTGCTGATGCGTGGGCGGCTCTTGACTGGACGGCGTTTATCAACGTTGTGGTCAATGCTGCGATTACGTGGGTGTTGGCTCAGCAGGTGTTTGATCGGATCATCAAGCCGTCGGGTCAGGCTGCTTCTGACTCTGCTCACGGTGTATCGTTGATTCCGGCTGCTGCTCCTGTGACGGGGGTTTCAGAGTAGGAGCCTCTTCGGATGGTTCGGCCCTTGGCTTTCGGGTAGCCAAGGGCCGTTCTGCGTTTCGGGAGTCTAATCTGCTTGACATCATGTGGGACGCTGGCTAAAGTTGAATCATCCGATACAACCACTGGAAAGGTTCCACTATGAACGCCACCGACACTCCCCGCTTCTCGAAGGTGATCTTCGCTGAAGGTCGCACCACTCGTATCTCGGCTCAGACAGCCAGCCGCGACTTCACTGCGAAGATCGTTCCCGGCGAATACGTTCTCGAATATCTGAACGGTCGTCAGTACCCCTTGCAAGACGGCCAGTTCCCCTACTACGTTCAGGCGCGAGTGCAGATCGAGTGCCCGGAGCGCGTCGAGTCGACCGTCGAATTTGGCGGCGTCTGCCTCGGTGCGGAAGTTGTCCCCGCGAGGACTCAGGATCACACGATGCGTTGGTACGCGCACGAGGTCGAGAACGAAGGCCGCGACGAGCGCCTACAAGGTGCGTTCACTCGTTGCTGCGACGGCACCGGCTGGACTGGGAACCCCCGCGAGCGTTGCGCCGACCACTATGACATCCCGTCGTACGACTTCGAGGAGGTGTCCGCGTGAGCGACATCACGAGTTACGAGACGATCCCTGAAGGTTGGGAGCACGAGGTCGCGGAACCTGACGTCGGCATCATGGCTGACGCGATGACGCACCTCCCTTGTCTTGACTCGAAGCACGAGGGTGCCTGTGATGTGACCGGGGGCGAAGCTGGCGATCGGTTGCCTCGCGGGATGCAGAAGTTCTCGGAAGTCTGGACTTGCCGCGACTGTGGAACCGCTGAGACGTTCCACACTGAGGTGTTTACTGCTTGGGACGAACCTGATTATGACAAGGACGTGGAACTGTGAACGTCAAGCAAGGTAGACTGCAAGAAGTAGCTGGTTTGGCCCTCGTTGGGGTCGGATTGGTTGTTCTGTTCCATTGGGCTCTCTTTACGGAGACGCTGCGGAACGGACAGCCGCTATTGAGCGTTTTGCTCGTGGTGGTAGGAGTTTTGATACATCGAAGGAGCAATAGTGGCTGACAAGCACGCCGGGGTTGTGGCTCGGCTCAAGAAGTCGATCGCCAAAGTCGACGCGGCCCAGTCAGACCGGGACCGTTTGATCGTTGAGGCGGTGAAAGAGAGCGTGCCTGTGCCGCAGATCGCAGCAGCCGTTGGCCTGTCTCGGGCTCGGGTGTACCAGATCATGTCGGACCAGCCCAAATGAGTTGGGTAAATCCGACGAAGGGGTGGGGCAACCCGAAGTCGGTGTCGTTCGAGAAGCGGCACGTTCGGATGGTGGTTGTCGATCATCACCGGCTGAAAGTTCATCGTGTGCTCGCCCCCGTGGTGGAGCGCATTCTCCTCGACCTCGCCGCGCAAGGCTTGACGGCTCAGACTGAGGGTTGGACTGCTGGCGGTGACGGTCGAGAGTTTCGCATCGTTGTCGACGGCATGGGTCCGGATCGGACGAACGCTGCAATGCTCGCGTATGGCTTTGGGCCGTCGGGAGCGGAGAACACGTACCGTTGGCTCGCGGAGAGCCCGCCGGAAGAGGCTGAGGCTTCGCCACAGGCTCCTGAGAGCGCGAAAGTGGTCGAAAGCTTCCCAGTACCCACGGCAATCGTTCCGGAGGCTCTGACGGGCGACGACAGGCTTGGTTCTCGTGATCTGGCCGTTGGCGACATCGGGATCGACGTGCTGACGCTGCAAGTGTTCCTGAGCGCACCCCGCACCGGAGTTTACGATCTGGACACCGAAGCTGTCGTCAGGCGGTTCCACGAACGCAAAGGGTTCCTCTCGGATGGGTCGATGCCGCTGTCGGCACAGCGCTGGATCATCCCTGAGACAATCGAGCGTTTGCGGACAGGGGCAGCAGGGCTCACTGTCATTTTGTTGTCGGCGGCGTTGATCGCGAAGCAAGTGCTGCCGATTGATTCGGAGGTAGAGTCTCGATACACGGTCGCTCTGGCGAACATCGTTCGGGACTACCGTGAAAGCATTGGCCTGCCACGGTCAGAGGTTGTCGATTCGCCAACGTGGGCATCGTTGGTGGATCAGCCACGAAGTTAGAATGAGAGAAGCCCCCCGGCCTCGGCAGGCGCGGGGGGCATATAAGTCGATTGCGAGCGACGGTTCTAGTGTAGTGCATTAGACCGTCAGATAGGACGGTTCGGCATGACCGTAAACCGAGTTCCAGAAGTTCCGTTTGCACAGATCGCGAATGCGATGCTCCGAGACGTCAGGTTGTCGTACAAAGCACGTGGGTTGCTGGCGATGGTCTTGTCGAATACTGGGGACTGGGATACCCCGCGAGAGTGGTTAGTTTCTCAGTCGGAGAAGGACGGTCGAGAGTCTGTCCAGTCTGCTCTGAACGAGTTGACAGAGCTTGGGTATCGGCGGGTGACGCGAGGCAACAACCCGGAAAATGGCTTGTTTCAGACCATCGTGGAATGGTCGCATGAGCCTAACCAGTGGGACCGACCGACGGGAAACCCGACGGACGGACAAACCGACGGTCGGAAAACCCGTCGGACAACAGAAAACAATCCAGAACACTATTCCGTAACTAAAGTTACGGCGGAATCGGCTCAAACGTTGATTGCTGAGTGGATTGATCATTGCGCTTCTAGACCCCCCGGCAGAGTGATCGGGCAGGTAGCGAAAGAGGTCGGGGCGCTCCTCGGAGAAAGCATTCCCTACGAGACGGTTCGCGAGGGGCTTGGTCGTTGGCATCGGCTCTCTTTGCATCCGTCTGCTGTGGCTTCAGTCGTGAATGAAGTGTTGAATCCGGCAACGGCGTCGAGGGGCAAGAATCCGTCGACAGCGATACAGGCAGGCAAGAGTCTCGTGGAGCGGTTGGAGGCGGAAGCTGCGGCTCAGTCTCGGATGATCGAGGGCGCACGATCGTGAATCTGATCGAAGCGGCGAAGTTCTTGACAGTCTCGTCGGCGATGACGGGCCGGGTGGCCGACGAAGATCAAGCGGAGGCATGGTCGGTGATTCTCGATGACATATCACTCGGTGATGCTTTGGCTGGCCTACGGGCTCACTACCGGGCTTCACGCTTCCCGATAATGCCCGCCGATATTGTCGATCAAGTCGGCCAACTAAAGGTCGCTACGGAGCGGGAAGAGCACCGGGAAGCGATCACCTCGAAGCGTCGAAGCCAGAACGCTGCACACCGCAGGGAACTGTTGGCGAAGTCGGGAGCTCTGCGCGACACTGATCTGTTGTGGCTGGTGGTTGGCTGGAACGGTGATGACGAGGCGAACGATCCGCTGGCGACGACGATCACGTCCACGAGCATAGAGTAGGGTGCAAGCATGAAACCTTCTAAGGATCGTCTTGCTGCTGAGGTCGCTGCTGCGGCTGGCCGCGCTGATGTTGCTGCTGCCGCGTCGAAGTCGACTCGAACCCGGCGGGATGCGACTATGGCGCGTGCTCACCGGGACGGCTTGTCGTATGCGGAGTTGCAGGCTGCGACGGGACTCACGAGAACGGGTGTCTACAAGGCTTTGTCGTCGGCTGCTGGTGGGTCGCTGAAATCAGTGTCGACAGACGAGCCGATTGTCGACTAGACTGGACTCACGCAAGTTGGTCGAGCGGTGGTATCCCGTTTAGGTTTCGTCGCTGTTGTCCTGATCGGGTTTCTAGGTTCCTTTCCAGCCGCTTGCGTATATCCCCCGGTGCAACCGCGAAAGCAACCGCACCGGGGGATTCTCTTTGTCTAATCTGCTTGACATCGGCGGGAACGTATCGCTAAAGTTGAATTATACGAAACACCACCTCTGGAAAGGTTCCACAATGAACGCAGTAACCGAGACTCACACCGTTGAACTCACCGACTACAACGGCCTCGACATCGTGACCGAAATCAACGCGGCAATCGCCAGCGACCTCGTAGTCACGATCAACGGCGACACGGTGAACACGCGATTCGGTCGGAAGGTATCCCACTGGGGAACCGGAAGCGTCAGCTTCGAGGTCGACTCAAAGCGTGGAAGCGTCAACACTCGCACGATGTGGTTGAAGCCGGGTCGCACGATCAACTGGACCTCGACCCCTCTCGCTCCTCGCGCCTAACGGCCTCCGGAAAGGAACCCCGTAATGCAAATGTTGCCGCCGTCAGTGTTCATCCTGACGGGACCGGCCACCGCCGAAACTTCTGAGGGGTACCGAATCCGGTACCCGTCGGGGGCTCGGTTTGTGGCGGACCCTGTGTCGTTGGGATACCTCCCGTTGGATCGTGGCACTCGCCGGTCGATGGGCGAGAGGTACGCCAAGGCGGTCAGGCTCTCGGTCAAAGCTCCGCTTGCCAAGACAATCGGGTTGCGCGAGCACCTTCTGTACCTCGGCGGGCCGGGAGCGGTTCCGCATCTGGGCAACCGGCACCAAGCGGACTGGGCCGACATCGAAGGGTTCGTCGTGATGTACGACGGTGGCCGGTATAGGTTCGACCCGAATCGCCGCCGGGACTATTGACAAACCAGCTTGACACTTTGTGAGACGTTCGCTAAAGTTGAATCATCCGATACAACCTCTGGAAAGGTACCCAATGTCTGCACTCACTGTTCACGGAATCGACTACAAGTCGAAGGACGCGATCCGCGACCGCATCAAAGAGCTTCACAGCCTGAACAGCCAGTTGGGAGCCAGCGACGGTCGAGTGACCGAAATCGACGCTCTCTTCGATTGCCTGAAGCGCAACCGCCCGCAGGCACCAGTGTTCTCGATCTACTACCGGACAGCCACCGGCAAAAAGGGCCGGAAGGATTGTGACAGCCGCGAGAAGCAGGCCCGCTTCATCCGGACCACGCCGCACGCCGTTACGTTCTTCAGCTAAAGAGTTTCGGCTGATACAGCCGCAAAGAGGTAACTACACAAGTAGTAGCCCGTGGGCCGAGCGTTTTCTTGGTGTCTTATAAGTCTCGGCCCACGCATTACCCCCCCCAAGTAGAAAGTAGACCCAGTGACTCACTCATACGATCCGTTCCCGGCCTCTCCGGAGGAAGTAATTTCGCCAGTGCAGGCACGCCATGTTCTGCACCAGTTCGGCGCGACCGGCGGCTACCAAGCTGGCTCGTTCACGACTCACCTTCTCGCCGCAATCGCCGTGGCCGACACCAGCAACAATGCTCGATTGTCGAGGGGCTTCCCCGGATACGTGGCGGCGGTTGGCCTTGCCCAAGGTGACGTGAAAGGCATCGAGAAGTTGCAGAAAATTGCCGTCTCCCCTGAACCCCCGTCAGATAACTAATCGTCATATAGGCCCAGATGTCAGTCAAACCGGCTATACTGGGATGACTCAAGGAAAGGAACGACAGTGACCAACACTGAAACCCCCGAAGCCGTCATTACGCCCTCGGAATCACCACGAAGTATCGCAAAACTGGCAATGGCTCTCGCCAAGTTCCAAGGCGAAATGCCGTCAGTGCATAAAGGCAAGACAGCGAAAGTGCCGATGAAGGCCGGTGGTTCGTACTCGTACAAGTACGCCGACCTCGCCGATGTCACCGCCGCCGCCATGCCGATCCTCTCGAAGCATGGGTTGGCATTCATCGTCCAGCCTGAAGAGGGTAGCCGTGGGTTCATTCTTCGCGGACTGCTCGTGCACGAATCGGGGGAGTTCATTGAAGGCATCCTCCCGCTCCACGGCAACGCCAATCAAGAGCTTGGTTCGTCGCTGACTTATCTGCGTCGGTACCTGCTCGGTGCGCTCACTGGAATCGTGACGGACGAAGATGAGGACGGTGCGGCAGGCAACACGGCTGAGCGTACGACGAAGGTACCGGCACGCCAGCGACAGAGCCGCGCAAAGCCCGCTTCTGCTTCAGGTGAAGAGTCACCCGAATCGTCTGCACCGCCAGCACCGCCCGCCGCTCCCGTTGCCGCTGATGTCGCGTGGTCTGACAAGATCACTGAAGCCGCTACCTATGACGAGCTAACGGCTGTGTTCAATGAAGCCGATGCTGCCGGAGTGTTCGGCCACATGATCGGCGAAGAAACCGTCAAATCGCGTCTGTACGCACGTCGTACGGAACTGACCTCGAAGGATGCCCAGTGAGTACCAAAGCAAAAGCGCCAGCGTTCCTCTCCCGCCGTGGAGCTTCAGACATCGACCGACCAGCGTGGTTGGCCGAGCGCGAAGGTGGTGTGACGGCCAGCGAAATCGCGAAACTCGGGTCGTACAAAACGACTGCCGGTCGCAACCGGGCGATGGGCACGCTTGCTCAGGAAAAGTTGACCGGCGACCAGAACTTCAACGGGAACCGTTACACGAACTGGGGAGTTGAGCGCGAGCCGATTCTCGAAGAGTGGGCCGAGTTTGCTCATGGCTTCACGCCGGAGTCGCGGATTGCCCGCTCGGAGCATGAGCCCCAGCACCTTGCGTCGATTGATGGTTGGCGAGTCGATCCTGACGGCACGCTGCACCTTGCCGAAATCAAGACCACGGGTGAACCGCTGACTCGTGAGGCTCTGGTGAAAAAGGGCTACGTCGACCAGACGTTGTGGCAGATGTATGTGACCGATGCGGTTGACGCTTTGGTCATGTGGGAGATTCGCGAGGACGACGGGAACGGTTGGTTTGTTCCGGGCGAGCGCGGCACGATTCTTGTCAAGCGTGACGATGCTCGGATCGCGAAGTTGATCGAGTACGCGACCGCGACTCTGCTGGTGATGATGGATTACCGGGCGGGCGAGGACGGGTCGAAAGATGACCCCATGTTGGATGACATGATCGACCGGCTGATGGAGGCGAAGGCTACCGAGAAGGAGCTAGACCCGAAGGTCCGCGAAATGATGTCGTTGGCTGGCATGACTGCGGCTAAGACGTCGAAGTGGAACGTCTCGTACGAGGCTGCTGACCCGAAAGACATCCCGGCACCGGAGTTGTTCGAGGAACAGTTGCCGGAGCAAGCGTCAATCCTCGAAGAGCTTCGCAAGGAGCGTCAGGATTATCTGCGCGAAGAAATCGAGGCAATCGAGTTGGACCGGGGAGAGTATCGCCGGGACGAGTTGGAAGCCAAGATCAAGGAACGCGAAGAGCACCGGGTTGAAGAGTTTCAGGAGCTTCTGTCGATAGCGGAGAAGTTCACGAAGAAAGCGGCGAAGGGCAACCCGACGTTGCGGATCACGGCTCGCAAGGACGTCAAGTAATGGCTGGCCCGAGCGCGCCGTGGCAGGCGGACATTGATAAATCGCAAATCGTTGACCTGAACGCTTTGTGGTTGAAGTGGAACCAGCCCGCTCAGGTGAGTCAGGTGACTAATCACTATTGGGAGAACGAGCAGGTCCAAGTCAGTCCAGAAGAAGTCGCGGCGCTGCTCGGGCAGGCTCTCACGGAGCGCAAAGAGTGGCTGGAACACAAAGACACCCAGCCCGGTCCTGATCCTCGGAGAAAGCTGTCTACGTCGGAGCGGATTGATGCCGCGATCATTGAGCACCTTGCTGCGACGGATGCGTACGCGGTCGCGGTGGAGTTGTCGGCGACGTTGGATGCGGAGTCGAAGCGTCGTGCGGCCCGGAAGTACCTCGAAGTCAAAGCGAACGTTCCTGAAGGGGCGAAGCGAGTGACCGACACTGAAGCGAACCGGGCGGTGGACGCTGACGAGACTGTCCTCGAAGGGCGGTTGTCTGCCGACATTGCGGCTGCTCAGGCCAAGGCTGCGAAGGCTCGTCTGGATCACTGGGAGCACGTTATCAATTGGGGCCGGTCGGTGTACTCCCGCGAGAGCAAGGCGGATACGCGATGACCTCGACCCCGAAAGCGTTGTTGCGACAGATCACCGATCGCGACGGCCACGTTTCGTTCTGGACTGGCGACGACGTGCCCGAGTTGGTCCCGCAGCACCGTCAGGGTGGCATGGGTGGGTCGAAGCGGAAGCATCGCCCGTCGAATGTTGTCTGGTTGGAGTCGTTGCTGAACGGGCATATCGAGTCGGACCCTGAGTTGCAGGCTGAGGCTGTGCGCCGGGGTATCAAGGTGAGTCAGCACGCTGATCCGGAGAAGGTGCCGATTATGTCGGCGGACGGCTCGTGGTGGTTGCTGACGGACGACGGCGAAAAGACCCCGTACGCGGGAGACTGGGAGGGCGAACGTGGCTGACATCGAAGGGCTGAGGATCAAAGGGATGATGATTGCCTCGCTGAAGCGCCGTTTCGAGAACGGCGGTCGCCACCTCCACTCGTCGTCGTGCATCCACAACTTGCCACCGGTCGAGCAGATCGAACTGCGAGGCAAGACTGTTGAGTGGTGGATGCAGATGGTTGGAATTATGCCTGTGCAGATCACCTCGGATCAGTGGGAAGCCCCTCCGGTCACGGCAGAATCAGACGATGCAGGAGGCCCGCGATGACGCTTAGCAGGAAGTGGATCGCAGAGTGCGACTCTGTTGGCTGTGCGGCACGGCTGGTCTATACGCCGGATGAAGGCCCAGTCGAGAAGGCTGATGCTGGCATGTATGTCAACGATCAAGGTTGGAGCGCGGCACCCGGCAGGTCTGCCACTTTCTGCCCTGACCACTTCACCGAGACAGCAGCCCACGATGACTAGGGCATTTACGAAGCGCCCTGTTTGGGCGTGGGTGTGCGACTCGTGCGGACATGGGGACGAGTTGGCTTGGGAGCGGAGCCAGTTGTCTAGCTTCGATCAGATGCGGGCAAAGGGTTGGTGGATCGCTGAGAAGTTTGGCGATCTGTGCCCGTCTTGTCGCGCCAAAGCAGAAGTCAGCGCTGACATTGTTCATGCTTGCCCGCCCGGAGATAGCGCGGTAATGCCGTGTTGTGGCCGCGTCCCGTTTGAGGCTTTAGGCGACCGGATCACTCTTGACCCGTCGTTAGTAACCTGTACCGGGCTCGCTCAGTCGAGTCCTGAATGACCACCGTAGTAAGAATCAATCGAAAGGAATCTGACGTGGAAATCAGAGTCAAAGTAACGCCCGGAGCGAGCAGCATGTTTAGCAGCGTTGCGGAGTCAACCGAAGTCACTGTGATCGTTGGCGATGATGTCGCTGGCGAAACAACGTCGATGCTGAATATCAGCGGGTTGACAGCAGCGCTAGTCGACATCGTTCGTGACCTCGTGGAAGATGATGACGGCGACGAGAAAGACGTTGGCCCCGCCGATGACCCCGATTATGTCGGTCGTCACCGTGAGGGCAACACCGCGCAGCACGCTGGATCGGAAGGTTGCTCATAATGGCTGGTGAAACCGTAATCACTGTTGTCGGCAATCTGACTGCTGACCCCGAACTCCGATACACGCAGGGCGGGCTGGCCGTGGCGAACTTCACGATCGCGAGCACCCCCCGCAGTTTCGACCGGGAGACGAACGACTGGAAAGACGGCGAGGCATTGTTCCTCCGTGCGTCGTGCTGGCGCGAGTTTGCTGAGCATGTTGCTGGCACTCTGACGAAGGGTTCGCGGGTGATTGCTCAGGGCCGTCTACGCCAGCGCTCGTACGAAACCAAAGAGGGCGAAAAGCGGACGTCGATGGAGTTGGAGATTGACGAGATTGGCCCGTCGTTGCGGTATGCGACAGCGGCGATCACGCGAGCCCCGCGTGAGGGTGGCGGCGGACAGCGCCAGCAGAGCCAGTCGAACGACGAACCGTGGGCCACGACCGCTCCCGCATCGTCGGGCGACGTGTGGAACACCCCCGGTAACTACTCTGACGAGACTCCGTTCTAATGGGCGCGGCAGAGTTCGCTGGTTGGGCGTGGACCGTTCTCGGTGTTGTTGCCGGGACTGCGATTGTGGCTCTCGTTGTTGTGTCGTGCTTTGCTGCGGCGGTCAGGCAAATCCGAAAGAAAAGGTAGACCAACTGTCTACTTGGCTTGACGCAACGCCAAAGGTCAAATAGGTTTGACTCATATCATCCGAACAAAGGAGCAAGGAACCGTGAAGAAAATCACCGCCGTATTAGCTACGGCATCGCTCGCGCTGGGAGGTGTCGCGCTCGTTGCGGCCCCGGCTAGTGCACATACCCCCAGTCACACCGTTGACTGTTCAACGTTGTCGGTCAATCTTGTCAACTACAAGCCGATCATCGTCGGAGTTGATGGGGTAGACGGCCAAGAGTTCGTGGCACCCAGCTACGAGTCACAGCCGAATCCCGATTACGTTGCATCCTCGACCGGGAGCATCGACCACCCCGCCGTTACGCACACCGAGTACGAGTTTGCCCATAAATGGGACATTCTCCACTTGAACACCAAGTGGCAGACCAGCCCAAACTGGAACGCGGAGAGCAACGGCCACAGCGTCGGCTGGGAAGCTACCGGCCAGACACGCGATGTTGTCGATAAGGCGGCATGGACTGAAACCATCGAGCACCCCGCAATCGGAGAGCCGACAGTGCAGGTCGAAGTCGATCCCGGCCAGCCTGAAATCGCCTCAGTTGATGCGATCGAGGGCAAGGCCAACACGGTCGTTGTGACTGTCGACGGCGCTGAAGTCGAGAATGTCGAGTTCGGTGAGAGCTTCACCGCGACCTACAGTTTCGATCAAGAAGTCGCGCATGACTGGACCATTGAAGTTGTTGCGTATGACAACGCTCAGTACAACTACAGCGAGTCCGGCACGACGACCCCGTGCGTTGTTCCTCCGCCTGCTCTTTGTGAGGTCGAGGGAACTACCGGCAACGTCAACGCCGCTGGTGATGACGTGTGGTGGGAAATCCACTTCGGTCGGGACGCGGCAACGCAGAACGAGCCTGCACTGTGGAACGGTGACTCATACGGTGGGTTCGTCTCCTACGCGGGATATGACGACAAGCCAGTGAAGCACTTGGGCGAAGAGAACGTCTACATCCACATGCCAGCGAACGGCGTCGAGGGCGCTAACTGGCAAGAGTGGACATTCGCCGACGGCACTGTGATCCGACTCGACATCAGCGACGACACCTGTAACCCGGTGTTGACGTGGACGACTAACCCGCCAGTGATCGAGGAGCCGCCTGTCGAGGAGCCTCCCGTTGTGGTGGACCCGCCAGTTGTTGAACAGCCTCCGGTAGTTACCGAGAAGCCGGTAGTTCTGACCAGCGCTCCGGCCAAGGATGGGGTGCTTGCTTACACTGCTGACACCGCCAGCCAGTCGGTTGCTTTGGGTACGGGAATCGCTGCACTCCTCCTCCTCCTCGCGGGAGCAGGGTTCGTGACGATGAACGCTCTGAAGGCTCGTAAGAACTAGCACGACTGCATGACTGCACGATAGGCCGGGAGCGGGATCAAACCGCTCCCGGCCTACTTTATTGTCTAGGGGACTTGACACCACGCGAGACGTCTAGCTAAAGTTGGATCATACGAAAGATCACCTCTGGAAAGGAACTGATCGTGACTGAATCAACCGCTACCCGCACCGACGGCCTGAACGACTACCTCGCCGCCAACCGTCCTATCGGCTGGAACGACATGGGATCGTCTGAACGCGACCTCTGCGAAGAACGCATGACGCGAGAGTTCGACTCGATCCTCGCCACCGTCCGCGTCGGAAAGTTCGCGCCTGCTCGTGTGACCACGTTCCCCGCCTCCGACATCCCAGTCGGCGCACGGATCAGCTACGCCGTCGACAGCGACCACTTCGCCGTCGCGACAGTCCGAGAAACGTCCTCTAACGGCTCTTACTTCGATGTGTTCGACAAGTACACCGGGTACCACGAAATCCCGGCTAAGGATGTCCTCCAAGTCCTGATGTCACGGTCCACTGGTGCCCCCGCCTCCGCCGCAATCGACTACACGTCCGAATGGGTCGAGGTCACGAAATGAGCGCCCCGGTCAAGATGACCGCTTCACCTGAAGCCGTCAAGTGGATCAATGAGAACTACTCCGCCGGGGTCCGCCTCGGCGCGAGGGGTCCGCTGATCCAGAGCACCAGCCGCGAAATCACGCCCGCGATGTGGCGGTCGGACGGCATCATGGTTGTCGTCGTTCAGAAGGCTCTGACTCGCTGGAAGGCCGTCGAGTTGAAGCCCGGTGCGTCGTTGACGCTCGTGCAGGAAGGCTAGGGTCTGCGACCCCGCCGGATCAGCAAAAAATCAACTTGACTTTACGCCTGACAGTCAAATAAACTAGACTCATACGATCCACTAGGAAAGGAACATCGTGAGCATCCAGCCACTAACAGCCGAGGAGCGGGCAACCCGCCTTCGCGAGTACATCGCCAAGCAGGTCGCCCAGCGCCCTATCGAGGCAAACATCGTCAAGCGAATCGTCAAAGTGATGAAGGCCGCTGGCACTCCGATCACGGAAGTGTACGACGGCGAACAGTTCGAGCCTGTCACCGACGAGCAGAGCGTTCTCGATCACGTGTTCAATCTTGACGAAGCGTCGTTGTTCACCGCCGACGGTGACGGAATCTTCTTGACGATGGGTCAAGAGTGGGACACGATCTGCGACTACAACCTCACGTTGGAAAAGACGCTAGAGCCGATTATGGTCTGGGTCTGTAGCGCTGGTGAAGATGATCCCGAGTCGGTGCCCGCATGAGCAACGCGACAGTGACTTGTTCCCAGTTCGGCCACTCGTGGGTGATTCGGCCCAAGGGCGGGATGCTGGTTGAACTCTGCTCTGCTTGCGGAGCCCGTCCAGAGGATGTGTTGAAGTGACCACCCAAGAGTTCAACGAACTGAAGGATCGCCTGATCGCGGCGACTGGCTCTCCCGGCTTGACGTCGTATGCCGACGAGAGGGTGACGATGCGTCTGAGCGAGTGGCGTCGTCTGATCGGATTCATAGAAACGTCCCCACTGGTTCAGAAACCGGCTCAGGACGCGACGACAACCGCAGGCAGGGATGACAACACCCCGGCGGAACCCGAAAGCCCCACAGAGGCACAGAGGGCCGCGCTCGTGAAGGCGTGGCAGCAAGGCGCTGAGCACGGTGCCCGAAAGTGCACGTTCGCGGCTGAGGGCGAGCAATGTTCGTATAACCCCTATATCGAGGAGGTTCAATCGTGAGCACCGCTGACAAGGAATTGATCGTGACAGCGAAGGCTCTTTACGAGAGCCGGAAGTACAGCGGGGACGCACGCCCGTGGCCGATCATCGCGAAGCTTGTTGAGGCGTTGGAAGCTCCGCACCGAGTTGTCGAGTCAGTCGAGGAGTTGGATGCACTGCCGGACATGGCTGTGATTATCGACCGGTACGGTGACGTTCTCCAATACCGAGACGGGCTGTGGTGTGGCTACGAATCAAGGCCGTTCGGGTCGGAGTGGGTGTGGCGCAAGTTCGCTCCGCTGACGCTGATCTTCAGGCCGGAAGGTGATGTCGATGACGAAGCGACCGCGTAACCCTCGATACTTCCCAAAGATGAAGGTCCGTGGCAAACGTCGACGGATAGCGGCCCGCTACCAACGAGTAGCGCGGGCTGCTGACTTGTTCAGTGCGGCGTGTGCGTCGACAGGGATCGCGTTGTCAGCGTTCTCGATAGCGGTTTCTCGATCCATAGAACGTGAAGCGGAGGAGTTGAAGCAATGACTGGTCTGAAGCTGGGCGACCGTGTTGCATACGCCAATGGCCTCGAACGGGGCTACGGCGTCAGTGGCGACGATCTGCGCCGGAACTACGATCGCAAGGAGTGGCACACGGTCAAGCGCCGCAAGCACGACGACAACTACCTGCTGGAAGGCGAAGGGGTTGTTGTTGGGATGCGGACATACTCGAACGGTCGCCGCTATTGGGACGAGGATGGAGCGACTTACACGCCGGACGAAACGTTCCGGGTGGTGCTGGTTGCCTTCTCTCTGTTTCGGAATCCTGCTGCTGTTCGGGTCGAGGATGTGACGTTGCTCGATGAAGAGTTTGGTGAGGATGTCGGCGACGATTGTGCGGCCTGTGATGGTCTGCTTTCATCGTGTAGTCCGGTTGCTGCTTGCTGTGCTGATTGCACTCATGGGGCGAACTGGGCTAATCGTGCGGAGCCGCTGGACGGACTCGACATCGAGGGGGTCGGACAGTGATAAAGATTCCAGAGGATCAGCACGGCAATCGTGGCTGGCTCGTCAAGGCCCGGAAGTTTCACCGCTGCGACAGCTACGGTTCCGGCTGTAAGAACATTGCTGCCGGGGAGCATTACTACCGGCTGGTGTCGTGGCCGGGGGACGAAGTGAATAGCAGTGGCAGGCCGTGGATTATGAAGATATGCCGGGTCTGCTTGAACGACTCGATGCGGGTTGCGTTCGAGGCAGTCTTAGCGGGATCATCCGAAACAGAGGAGCAGAAGTGATCGAGCAAATAAGCAGGGCCGTGTCGCCTGACGGCATGTACGTGTCGGAGTTGTCGGCAGAAGTTGTCGACACTGACCCGATCGCGAATCTCTCGACCGTTCGCTACGGGCTGTCGGTGCGCCGCGCCTCGACTCCTCGGGACTGCCCGAAAGTTCGGTGGTGGGATCGACTCCGTAAGCGCCGGGGCCACCGCTACCGGAAGAACTCGATCATCTGCCGGCAGTGTGGTCAACGTGCCTAAGATGCCGGAGTTTGTGCCCGTTCCGACCGTTGGCTCGCTCGTCCGCGAAGGGCTCGCTGAACTTCTTGTTGCTGACAAGGATGGGAATATCCGCATGGCTCACCTGAGCGGTGCAGGCCAAGCACGCATCAACAAAGCTCTGGTAGAAAACGGCCGTCGCTGGCGAGCCTATGACGAAGCGAAGAAAGCAGAGTCAGTGGTCGTTGCGGAGCCGGAGGGCTCGTGGCCCGCATGGGAATGACCAGCTAAATCAAGTAGAGTAGACGCATGGTAGATACTCCGAAGAAACCGTCGATGAACGTCCAAATGGTCAGTGTGGACAAGCTGGTCCCTGATCCTGATAACCCCCGCGTGAACAACAGCGCGGTAAGCGTCGTGGCGGAGTCGATCCGCCTGTTTGGGTTCCGGGTGCCGCTGGTTGTGAACAGCGAGTACAAAATCTCGGCGGGGCATACCCGTTACCGGGCAGCGCTCATGCTGGGGATCGAAGAGGTGCCGTGTCTGATCGCTGACGACTTGACGCCGGATCAGTTGGCTGCGTTCTCAGTTGCCGAAAACCGCACGTCCGACTTCTCGTTCTTTGACGTGGCGAAGTTGGGCCAGTTCGTGACCGAGATTCCGCCGGAGTTGCTGGCGTCGTTCGAGTTGGACACGTTGCTGACCGGGAGCACGTCGGATGGTTCCGAAGTGGCTCAGGTCGTGACCGAGCCGACGAAGCGTGCAGGTCTGGACTTAGCACCGTTCGAGAAGTACCAGTACGTGATGATTATGTGCCGTACTGAGTTCGACTACACGAACTTGCTGACGATGCTGCACCTCGAAAACGTGCAGAAGGGCTACATCACCGGCGTGCTGAAGGCTGGCGCGTCGTATGGCCGCGTCATCGAGTACCCCGACTTCATGGACAAGGTTGTTCGCCGTGAAAGTTGATCTGACTCGCTTCCTTGCTGACCATGACGTCGCGCTCGCGGTGCCCACGCGGGACCGTAGTGCAACGCTGAAGAAGCTGACCGATACGTGGCTGACCGATTACCACTTGTTCTATTCGGGTGAGGGCTATGACGACATCGAGTTCAACTGTGTGGACCGGATCAAGGTGCCGCGCAACATCGGTGGGCTGTCGCCGACCCGCAACTTTGTGCTGGATCGCCTGAAGCAAAAGGTAGTCATTATGTTCGATGACGACATCACCGCGTTCCGCTGGGTTCACGGGTCGAAGTCGATCCGCCTCGATCAAGAGCAGATCAAGCTGATGATTATGGACCTCGTTGTCCACGCTCTCGACCAGAACGTCGGCATGTTCGGTATCTCGAACGTGGACCTCCGCAAGTCGAGCCCGCTGATCCCGTTCGCGACACGTCAAGCGATCACGACCGTAATCGGAGTGGTCGGTCGGCAGGTCCGTTTCGATGAAAGGCAGTCGTTGAAAGACGACCACGACTTCGCTATGGAGGGTCTGAAGATATACCGCACGATCCACCGCGACAACCGCTATATGTTCCAGAACGACACCGACAAATTGCCGGGTGGCAGCATGGAGTTCCGGACGCAGGAACGTCGGTTGACTGAGGTGCAGAACCTGATCGACTGGTGGGGTCCAGACATCGTGAAACCGGGCACAAATAAGGCGTCGGAATCGCTGTCAATCCACATTCCGAAGTAACGTTTGGTGTCTAGTAGGCTATACTAAAGGGAAGCCGATGGAAAGGAACCCAAACAATGGCATACGAGGTATTGACTCAGAAAGGCCACGACTTCTACGTGGTCGCATCGCTCTTGCAGAAAACGATCCGCCGGGGCGATTCCGTCCTCGCAATTCGTGCTGCTGAGGAGCTACAGCCCAAGTTCATCAAGTACGTCTGGAATCGTCTCATCATTATGAGCGCGGAGGACTGTGACGACAACATCACCGGAGCGATCGTTGACCTGTACGACGGTTGGCAGATTGTTCAGAAAGTTGGGCAGCGAGGCGATCCCGGTCGTCTGTTCGTCGCGAAGGCGATCCTGTTGCTCTGCAAGGTGCGCCACTCTCGGGATGCGGACAACCTGTTGCTGATGATTAGCGAACGGTATCCGGAGCGGGAGTTCGAGTTCACGCTTGAGCAAGAAGCTCAGTCGATGTTGTCGGTCGATGCTCTCGACTTGGAGATTCCGGAGTACGTGTACGACGTGCACACGCGCCGGGGTAAGGCGAAGGGCAAGACGAAGAAGCAGTTTCTCCGCGAGGAGGATGTCGCTTTGGTCCGAGGGTCGACAGTGTTCGACAACCTTGACGAAATGATCGAATCAGGCACGTACGTTGCTCCCGTTGGGCGGTTGTTCTAATGGCTAGTTTCTTCAACCTGACAGTCCGTCTCGCGAACTCCCACATGCAGAGCTCTAGTGATGTCGTGTTCGCTCTCGACAAGTTGGGCGCGACGTTGGAGCATGACCAGATGGAACCGGGCAGCACCGGCAAGGTGTTCGATGTCAATGGCAACTCGGTCGGCCAGTGGAGGATCGAGGCGGAGACGACGGCGGCTGTCGCTGCTGACATGACGGAGCCGGATATTTACGAGAAGGCTGCGGCTGCGCTTTGGTACCTAGAGTCCAGCGTGTCGGCAGACACTCGGGTGACGAGCCTAAAAGACCTGAAGCGGTTGCACGATCGTCTCGTTGCTGCGGGCAAGATCACTGCGGCTTCGGACTCGTGGTGGGCAGACGAGGAGGCGGACGAGTGAGCATCATCACGCAGGCCCAGCCAGAGTTTGTGGTCTGGACCGACTTCGATTACGCCGCTTCTCACAAGCGCCACCGGATTGTTGTTTGGTCGGGGCCGATGTATAAGACGTTCGAGGCTGAAGGGCTCTCGCTCCCGTGGGGACAGGGCTACATGCTGACCACGTACAACGGTGACAAAGTTCGTGTGAAGTGTTCGGCTCCTCGCGATCCATTGAACTCGGAGGAGGTCGACTTAGCGATTCGGTCGGCGCTGCTTGCTCACTACAAGAAAGTCGGGGCGGTGTTGGCTACTGACAGTGCTCAGATCACGGAGGTTGCTGGCGGGGCGTTTGTTCGTTGCCCAGCTTGCTCGGTGACGATGGAGTCGAACGTCTTTCACCCGCACCAGTCGATCTGTGTTGCGGACGCCCGGACGACGCGGGTTTGGCTCAACGCTGATTCTGGATCACACGAGACATCGAAGCCGGTTCGCACTGGCCGGTTCCGCTGGTACGACATCGTGGGGCTCTCTGTGGCTTCGCTCTTGGGGGCCGTCGCAATCTCTTTGCTCGTGCTCGCATTCGCACTCGATCTGGTATGGCCGTAGGAGGGCTGAACGATGACTAACAAAATGAAGGTGTACGCATTCTGCAACAGCGGGAACGGCACGGACATGCAGACGTGGATCGCAATAGCGGAGACGGGCGAAATCCTGACCAGTCACTTCTCGTCGTCGCGCACGTGGGGAATCCATGACGTCGGACCCGAGTGGAAGGCTGAAGCCTATGCGAAGGTTCTCGGCGCTGACGTCGACGTCGACTACATCGTGGTTGATGAAGGCAAGGCTCCCCCGGCGGAAGTTGTCGAGTTGAACCGTCTCCTCGGCGAGAGGGCCAAGGCTGCGGAGTCGGCAGAATGAATCGGGTCGGGAAAGTCAAAGTTGTGCTGCACTCGGACAGGGCAGAACCTTCTTGCTCCTGTGGGATTCGCGAGTGGGAAATCTATTTGCCGGGGGGCTGGACGTGGCTCACTCCGTGGGTTGTGCCGCGTGGGAGAACGTTTGAAGAAACGATGGAATTTGCTCGGACGTTGAACCCGGAAACAGTAGGCATCATCCCGTCTGGTTATCCGGATACGTGGGTGCTCTCTCAGAAGCTCTCTGAGGCGACGAAGGCGGGGAGCACATCCCGCACTCCCACCGCTGTCGACACGCCCAGTTACAATTGATCGAGGAGGCCCAGACATGGCAAAACGTTACAGAGGACCAAGGCTGGTAAGCCCGTTGGCATTCGCACGAGCACTTGTGTACCGGGCAGGTGTCCGACCGAATCCCGGCACGATCCTGTACTCACCGTCGCTCACGATCATCTATGCGCTGCGGGGGTTCGCCGACGGAATGGAAGTCGGCTTAGCCGCAGGGTTCGAGAAAAAATTGGGTTCGGTCGGGTCACAAGAGAAAGCCCCCCTCGCTAGGTCAGTAGAGGTGGACCTGAACGAAGAGTTCCGCACGACGTTGACCCCACGAACCGAAACAGGAACCGATCGTCTTGTCATCAGCCACCGTGGGAATGACAAGAAGGTCGAGAGGTCACGATGACGAAGCCAACGCAGTTCGCTGTCGTCGCACTCGGCTCACCGCTCCGCCTCAGCCAGTTGGCCGGGGCCGTCAAAGCGATCAAGTCGGACGCGGGCAAAGTTGATCCGGAAATCACGATAGAGCCGTCAGTGGAGGGAGAGCGCGACCCGTTCACTACTGGATACCGGATCATTGCCCGATGGGAGATAGCGTGACCAAGTTCTCAGCGACCGAAGAGTTCACGGCACCGTTGCCGTCGGCAGAGCTCCACACGTTCCTTCTCGGCTTGCCGGATGAAGCAGTCAACGCTAAAGCGACTCTCGACATCGACCTGATGACGGAAGGCCAGAGGGATGTTTACACCGTGGGGTACCGGATAACCGCTAGGTGGGAACAGTGACCGCCGCAAAGGGACCGGCGAAGAAACCGACCAAGCCACGCATCCCCACGACCAAAGCCCCTGTAGAGCGGATACCCGCCAGCAAGCCCGCAAACGGTGTCTCAACGATGACCCCCCGCCGACTTGCCGGAATCATCCAAGCAATGCTCGCAGGCGATACCGTCCGTGCAGCCTGTGGCAGCGCCGCCGTCTCCGTACCCACCTACCAGCGTTGGGCCTCGCAGGGAGCGACCGCAATCAACCAAGCCCGCGCACTCACCGGCGAGGACGACATGGAAGGCGCTGTCTGGATGTGGCTAGAAGAGAACGGGGGCCACGCCAACGGCTCCCCCAACGCCGCATACTGGACCGCTGGACCGCCGAAGTGGTGGCCTAAGACGCTGGCCGATCGGTGGATGCACGTAATACTCGTGATGCTGGTGTACTGGGCGCGGGGGCAGTCGGAGAGGGTTTACCGGCAAGTCATCACGACAGCGGCTACAGGAGGCGACTGGAAGGCTGCGGAGTTCATGTTGACTCATTCCTACGGGTGGGGCAAAACGGATCGACTGGAAGTCACTGGGGCCGATGGGGGTCCGGTTCAGGTGCAGGGCGACGAGGAGGCGACGTTGGGTGCTTTGGCGTTGCTGGCTGATCGACGGAAGGCGATTGAACGATGACCGACGACGGCGAGTTCAAGTGTTCGCAATGCGGGCATGTCTTTGAGCTTCATGGGTCGAAGCGTCAAGGTTGGTGGAGGTTTGTGTATTGCACGAGTCTGAATTGTGTTGGTTGTCCGGAATCTGGAAGGCGGAGACGATGACTGAGCGTGAGTGTGGTGCATGGACTCGACACCCTCGTTGGTGGGGTCGCATTCTTGACCTTGGCATGTGGGGTCATATCGAGCACGACTGTGGTGTGTTGCGTCCCGGTTTCGGGGTGTGCCATGCGTCGTCGCATCGTTGTATGAATTGTGGGCTGGTGTGGCCGTTGGCGGCGTTTGAGCGGGCGACTGTTCGGATTGCTGGTTTGCGGGATCGAGGGAAGCTGTGAGTGCGTTCCCGACGGTGGAGCGCCCGTTGGTGGTGTCGTCTGCTTTGTTGGAGGGCATCCGTGATTCGACGGGTCAGAGCTTGGAGTGGGCACGCGGGGCTGTTGAGGCTGCGTTGATTGTCGAGGCGGAGTGGTTGTTGACTCGTCGTGAGGGTGTCACCCCCGGCGGAATCCGTTGGAAGTCGCTCTCGTGACGTGGCAGGAGGACCGCGAGCGCCGGGTCCGTGAACGTCGTCACCGCCGAAACACTCAGGATCATCTGACTCAGCAACATCGTGAGGAGGCAGAGGCCCGCTGGCGAGGTGGCTACATCATCCCGGCGCGGATCACTCAGGCTCTTGACCTCAGATCACTGTATGGTCCGGAGGTCGATGCTGCGTTGGGCGTCGAGGAGCCGACGGTCGACCGGTGGGAGGCTGGCGAGTTGTATCCGACGTGGGAGCAGGTCCAGTCGTTGTCGAAGCTGACAGGGATGGGCGAGCGTTGGTTCACGGATGCGATCCCGTGGCATCACTTGGACGCGATGTTCGTGTGCGATCGGTCGAAGCGGACTGGCACGAGTTTGGTGGTTCCTGATCCGCCGGTAGTTCGTGCGTCGAGGGCTGCGCTGTCGGAGCATTATGACCGTTTGGCTGTGGAGACGTCTTGACTGATCTGATCGAGGGAGAGAGCCCTATCGCTGAGGTTTGCATGACGGACGGCTACGACGAGAAGGTTCGGTTCGACTGGATCACGTTTCCCCCCGGTGCGACCGTTGGTCAAGTTCCTTGCCACGAGTGCGGCGGGACTGGCTGGTGGGGGTTCGGCCCGATCCCCTCGACTTGTGGACCTTGTGTCGATTGCAAGGGCACTGGCCGGGAGTGGGTGGGGCTGGCATGACTGATCTGATCCAAGAGGACGCACCGCCGGTCGCCGACAAAGTAATCGACTGGCTCGTTGGTGAGCCACCGTCCTACCGCCGCCGCGCACTCCGACGACACCCAGACACCGTGTCCGTAGTCGAGCAGAAAGCCCGTCAGCAGTTGGCTGAACTGTCGCCGATGGGGTTGGCACAGTCCATCGACCCCAGCTACCGCTCACGCCCGCACCTCGATCACCTCGACATCATCCTTGCCCGTGCAGTGAAACGGGTCGAGGGAGTCGAAGCGGACGAAAAGAAGGGCATCGTTGGTGTCCCCGGCGAGTCAGTGTTCATCCGTATCTCGGAGCCACCGCGCTCGGGAAAGTCGATGCTCTGCTCGATGTTCTTCCCCACGTGGGTGCTGAAGAAGCATCCGGAGTGGAAGATCGGTCTTATCTCGTACAGCGACTCGTTGGCCGCTGCGTGGGGTCGACAGGTGCGCCGGTTTGCTGAGGATGACCGGTTGGGGCTCGGGATCAAGGTCGCACATGACGCTGGTGCGGTGAAGGACTGGGAGACGACAGAGGGCGGTGGCGTGACGGCCCGGTCGGTCGGCATGGGCATCACTGGTCGAGGCTTCAAGGTGATGATCGTGGATGACGCGGTGAAGGATTACGCGGACGCTCACTCGGAGCCGAAGCGCGAGGCGTTGCGGAACTGGTGGCAGACGACAGCACGCACCCGGTTGGAGCCGCCGTCGTTGACGTTGGTGATCGGGACACGTTGGCACATGGATGACTTCACTGGGTGGGTGGAGTCGACGGGCGACCCGTTTGAGACGGTCGAGTTCCCGGCGATTGCTGAGGAGTCGGATGTGCTAGGGCGCGAACCGGGCGACCCTTTGTTGTCGCCGCTGATCGAGGAGACACGCGAGGAGGCGTTGGCTCGTTGGCAGTCGATCCGTCGGGCGGTTGGTCCGTACTCGTGGGCGTCGTTGTACCAGCAAGACCCGTTGCCTGCTGAGGGTGCTGTGTTCGATCTGGACTGGTTCCAGTATTGGACCCGCAACCCTGATCTGGTGTCGGAGAATTGTCGCCTGTTTGATCCGACGACGGCGAAGGGGCTGTGGGTGGACTCGTGGGATTTGGCTTCTGAGGCGAAAGAAACGGCTGACTACTCTGTTGGACAGCGGTGGGTTTTGGTCGGCCCAGATAGGTTCTTGGTGGCTCAATCCCGTAAGCAGACTGCGTTCACGGAGACGTTGGCGAAGATCAAGAAGTGGGCTGAGGCTGATTCGGAGTTGCATACCGGGAAGCACGTGAAGTTGCGGCTGATCGAGAAGGCGGCGGTTGGTCGGGCGGTGCTGGATACGCTACAGCGGGAGGTTGCTGGGTTCGTTGGCATTGACCCTCGGGGGTCGAAGGAGCAGCGGGCTCGTGCGATCACTCCTGAGATTGAGTCGAAGCATGTGTTTCTGCCGCATCCGTCTGAGGCTGCTTGGGTGGCTGAGTTGTTGGCGGAGTTGCAGGCGTTCCCGTCGGGTAAGCATGATGACCAAGTGGATGCGTTGTCGCAGGCGTTGGGTCGTTTGGGGGGCGAGAAGCCGAAGTCGGATACGAAGGCGGTGCCGCAGGTGATCGAGATGTCGAATCCGTGGTCGGGTGTCTAACTTGCTTGACAGGGTGTTGGGGGTTCGCTAGAGTTGGATCATCCGATACACAAACTGCTGGAAAGGCAAAGCTCATGGAAATCTCGCTCAACAACTGGCCGCTCCCGAATCTCACCAGCGTCACGGTCAACGACCTGTCGCTCTGGTTCTCCTATGAAACCGTCGTCGCGTTCGTGTTCGAGGGCGACTTGGTTGTCAGCGAGAACCGTTGGGGTCCGACCACGGCAAAGCACCTGAAGTACATCGACGGTGGAGCCGCTGACGAGAAGGCTGCTCGCTTGCCCGCCGAGGCGTTCGATGCGGCTCTCGCGAAGGCGACCTCGAAGTAAGCGAGTCTAACTTGCTTGACACTTTGTTGGACGCTGGCTAAAGTTGAATCATCCGATACACCGAATCTGGAAAGGCTCAAAGTTCATGGACATTCTCACCGCCGGAACCGTCGTCACCACTGGCGCGATCTTCAAGAAGCGCACCGCGACAGTGATTCGTGGAAACGAAGCAGACGAGTGGAACCCCGCCGGTGGTGGCCCCGTCGACATCCAGTTCATCCCTGCCCGTCGCGGGTTCCCGCTCACCGACGTAATCACGATGGACCCCCGCGACCTGATCGTCGCCTAACCCTCTCGTTCTCTGGAAAGGAACCCAATGTTCAAGTTCACCCGTACCGACAAAGGCGTGATTCGCGCCGTCATCATTTCAATCGAGATTGACCTAGAGCAAGGCAAGCTCGGTCAGCTTTCATTCGAGCAAGTCCAGTCCAACATCACCGCCCGCCTCGCCAGCCTGAAGGCTGCAACCGAGGAGCGGGACCGTTGACCGTCACTGAAGTCGAGCACGACTGCATCACCTACGAAGGTGGGTGGAAGCGTGTTCGCGTCCCCGGCCTCGCCCTGATCGGCGGGACCAAGATCGTCGCCCCGTGTGGGTGCGAGTGGTCGCTCAAAGCGGACATCACGAAGTTGTCTGCGAACTGCAAGCGGAAGTCGTTTGCGGAGTCGGGGCACCAGTTCAAGACTGCCGTGGTGGAGTTCATGCGGGCAGAGCGTCAGGTGGTGGCGAAGTGAGCGACATCAACTACGTGGAGCAGGCTCGGCTTGCTCACCCCGGCGGGCTCGATTGGCTGTTCAATGACGGCGGACGGAAAGCCGCAGGGTTCAAGGGATACGCCGGAGATTGCGTCACACGGGCTTTATCCATCGCCGTTGGACTCGACTACGGGGAACTGTATAAAAAGCTCTCAGAAGGCAACAGGGCGTTCTGGGCGAAGAAGTCTGACCGGGCCAAGAGTCCGGAGCGAGCGACTGCTTATGCGAGACGTGCGAAGCGGACGGCACGCGAGGGCATCCGTGACGAGGTGTTCACGCCGGTGTTGCTTGAGGCCGGGTGGCGTCAGGTGAAGTTGCCACAGGGGAGTCGGTTGTCTGATCTGCCGACGGACCAGATGATCGTGGTGTCGTTGCGGAAGCATTTGGTGGCGGTCGATTGTGGGTTGATCCTCGATACGTTCGACTCGTCGTTGGGGTATAACCGGTTGGCGTTCAACTACTGGGAGAAGGCAGATCGTGGCTGACGACATGGAGGCTGCTCCCTATCAGGTGTACGTGTTCGATTGCCCGAGTTGTGGCGGTCAGACGATGATCGGTGACGTCGACCCGTCGGACGCGGAGGACTGCGACGATTGTGGCGAGTCCGTGAGGATGACGACATGACGGTCGAGGAGTTGGTTGCTCAGGGGTACTCGCGAGAGGCTGCTGAGCGTGTGGCTGCTTCGCTGGCTGAGTTGCCGCCGGATGACGACATCGAGGAGTTGCGGTTCATGCGGGAGTTCGGCTGAACCGATTGTCTAACCAGCTTGACACTTTGTGAGACGTTCGCTAAAGTTGGATTATACGAAACATCCCCGGAAAGGAACCCAATGCCTAACCCCGATCGCCTCATCGCATTCGCAGACTTCGAGCGTTACATCATCGAAGAGAACGACACCCCCGTTCAAGACCAGCCCGAAATCGTCGCCGACATCAAGAAGGCCCACGAGCTAGTCGGCAAAGACTGGGCGACCGAGGACGAGTGGATTCTCGCTATCAGCAAGGTGTGGAAGCGATGACCGGCACAGTCGTTCACACGATTCCCGTGAAGGGGGTGGTCGGCCTGCGTGAAGAGGTCGTCCGCCCGCTCGAAGTCGTCGGGGCCAAGACTCGGGTTTCGTTCATTCGCAACGGTCGCGTGTCGATGAAGTGGGTCAAGACTGACCGGATCAGCACCCGTGCCCGCTAAACAATTTGTCTAACTTGCTTGACACTCTGGTCAGCGTCGATTAGAGTTGACTTATACGATCCACCAAGGAAAGGACTTGATCGTGAAGAACCCGCAGACCCGCCCCACCGTCCTCGACATCGAGTCGGACGCCGCCAGCTTCGACCTCCTCGACCCGTTCAACCGGGTGTTCTGGAAGGACATGCCGAAGGACCGTGCGATTGACGCGGCGAACCAGATGGGCTCTCAGTACCGTCTGATCGAAGCCACTGGCCTCGACTACAACGCGAAGGTTGTGGCCTGATGCCCCGGTGCGGAATCCCCGTCACGATTGACGGTGTGATCATGGCCCGGTTCGTTCTCGAAACGGACGCGGAGTTCTTCGCGAAGTCGTTCTCCGAGAAGTTCCAGAAGCGTGTGACCGTGGACTTCGATAAGAACCAGTCCCCCCGCGTTTACGAGGATGGACGAGAGGCTTTCTAATGGGCAAATACATCATCGTGGGAAAGCCGGACATGGGCGAGTTCTACACGTTCAGAGAGGCAACACACTGGGCCTCTTGGATATTCAAGATCACTAAGACTCGCTACCGGGTGGTGCCGAAATGACGTTCCCGTCCGTAGTGATCGGGAACACATCCCGAGTCGGTGGAGTTCACGCCGTGCGTCTCTCGACCATGAGAGCCGATGGTTTCGCGCAAGCGATCTGCCGGTCGAACGTGTGGGCACTTGTGGATCATCGAGACGAGTTGCCGATCCCGGCGACTGCTGACGGAGTGTGGGGGGATCGCCCGTCATGCTTGGGCTGCGCCCGCAAGTTGGACCGCGAGGTGACGTCGTGAAGCGTTGGCCGAACGGGGCGTTGTCTCGCCTAGCCAAGATCGTCCCCACTGAGGGGCGACCGAAACCCTGCAAGTCGCCGGTCGGCATCTACCTGAACGCCGACGGTAGCTGGTACGCCTTTCACTTTCACGGTGGCGGGCATGGCGGGTTGAAGCATCCAGTAACGCCGGAGCAAGTCCGGTTCTTAGACATCGAGGAGAAGTAAATGCGTAACGTTGAACCAGTCCACTCAGAGCCCGGAGGCCACGGCAGCGAAGGCACTCGACAGACTCACCCGTCGTTCGCGGTAGTGTCCGTGACTCGGGGGCAGGGATCACCTCGTGCGTTGTTCCAGTCGGACCTTCAGCACAACCAGTCGATCACCTTGCAAGTGTCGACGGCGGAGCGTGTGCGTGACCTCAACCACGACTGGGTTCACCCCCGAACGTCGTTGGTCGAAGTCGAAATGTCGTTGGCCCAGTGGGGTGCGCTCGTCTCGTCGGTTGGCATCGGCTCAGGTGTCCCGGTGACGTTGCGGTCGACTGCGACAGATCACCAGATTCCGTCGTTGCCTTATGAGCCGCGCATTGCGGAGTCGATCCGTGAGACGCGGACGACGGTGACTGATCTTGTGGGCGAGATTGCGAACACGTTGGCTGCACTGGAAGAAGCGATTGAGTCGAAGTCGGGGGTCAAGGTGATTCGGGAACGGCTGCGTGCGTTGCGGGCGAGAGTCGACAATGCTCCCGGCAATGCGGAGTACGCGGTGAAGTCGGTTCAGCGGGCGACCGAGGAGGTTGTTGCTCAGGCGCGATCTGACATCGAGTCGCAGATGTTGTCGGCTCGTGGGTTGGTGGATGGTCCGGTGTCGATTGAGACGCCCAAGTTCGAGGAGTTGGAATCGTGAGCATGGGTGATTGGGATGACCACGAAGCGAACGTGGGGCCGGGTCGGGACTCGACTCGATACACCAAGTGCCGGTACTGCTCCCAGCGGCTCCCGCTCCGAGAGATTGCGGAGCACGCCCGGACGAAGCACCCGGTCGAGAGTCTGCGGTTCACGAACTGTTGGCACTGCAAAGAGAAGTTTCCCCTGAACGCTATTCGGGAGCACGCGAGTGTGTGCGCCGGGAAAGGAACGGCAGCATGAGCATGTCGACGGAAGGGCTGGTGGAGTTTACTGCTCGCCAGCGGAATCTGACCGACGAGGAGTTGGTCGTCAAGATCAGGTTGTCGACGGAGTTGCACGAGGGTGCGGTCTTGTATCCGACGATGCAGGAGTACGCGGCTGATCTGCGACAGACGTTGAAAGTGCTGGACTCGATCCTCACTGAGCGAGGGTTGCCGTGGCCGGAAGGAGTCCGACGGTGAGTCAGGACGAAGCGTTCACGGTGGTTGTGACTCTGGTGGCTGTGTTGTCTGCGGCCTTGGCTGTTGGATTCGTGCTGACCTCCCGGTTGAACCGTGAGCCCACGCGACAGCAGGAGCGGTACTGGAAGAGTCTGCATAATCCTGACTGGCCGAAGGAGCGGGTGGATGCTGTGCTCTCTGATCTGCCGCCCGGTTGGTTGTTGGTGGACACGATGGTGATGGACCCGCGAGGGCGCATTCGTGCGTGGTCGTTCGATCACGACCGTGAGTTCTTGGCTCAGTACGTCGAGGGGCACCGGATTGCGGCTGGCATGGAACCGATTGGCAAACCTGCTTGACACTCTCGCCGGGGCTGGCTAAAGTTGAATCATCCGATACAACCTCTGGAAAGGTACCGATCATGGCCGCACAATTTACTTCCACCGTCACCCCGCTCGAAGGCGAAGGGTGGAATGACCTTCACTGTTACGGATGCGGCCAGCCGTGGTCCGCAGAAACCGTCCGCCTGAAGCGACTCGCCAATGGTCCGGACTCGACAGACGAAATCGTTGACCAGTTGAACGCTTCTGGCATCGAGCACGACGCCTGCTTCTAACCTCTCAACCGTTCTGGAAAGGACAAACAATGCCTAGTCTCACAATGCCGCTCAAAGACGCGATCCTTGCGTCGAAGGGGCTGCTCAATCATGTGTCAAAGGATGACCTCACTCCCGTCATCATGTGTGCCGCCGTTCTCGAATACGAGGGCAAGAAGTACCTAGTCGGCACCGACCGATATTCGTACGGTCGCTTCGAGTTGACCGACGCCGACGAGGTGAACACCGCGTACGGTCAGATGATCCCGACAGACGCACTGGTGTGGGTCAGCAAGATTATCGCGAAGGGGCTCCGGCGCGGGCTCGCCTTAGATTCGCCCAAGGTCGTTTACTCGATCCAGTACACGTGGACGAAGAATCACGATAATCCGAACTCCGAGTTGGAGGTTGTGATCTTGTTTGAGGGGAAGCCAGAGCGCTCGCAGACGTTCGACGTCGGCTCGGGCCTGTACCCGCCGATCGTTCGGTTGTGGCGTCAGGACGACTACCCGTCAGTGCCCGCCGTGAAGGTGAAGCTTGCCCACCAGTCGCTTATTAAGATCGCTGCCGACCTCGCGTTGTTCTCGGGCAAGGATGGTTTCGTTGACATGAACTTCGACGCGAAGGACGGCAAGCATGGGCCGATCCAGTACGCACTCGGAACACGTTGGACGGCGGCTGTCCAGCCCGGATTGTTGGGTAAGTGACATGACAATACCTGTCGAATATTCTGTGGCCGGAGAAAGCGAGAGAGGCTTGCCGCTCAGTCTCCCCGATTCTTTGCAGGTCGAGTACCAGCGTGACCTTGACGACTGGACCAAGATGGTTGAGTCGTGGGGCAACGTGATGACATGGCGCGACGAGCAGAGCTTCAAGCGTGGCTGGTTGGTCGGACGCGGGGTGAAGCCATGACGTCACCGACCGCCGGGAAAACCGACCGACCGGAAACCCGTCGGTCTACAGAACACAATCCAGAACACTATTCCGCACCTAGCGGTGCGGGGAGCTTGATCGCTCCCATGCGTTCAATCTCGATCCGACAGCCGTGGGCGTGGGCGATTGTTCACGGTCGGAAGGATGTCGAGAACCGTCGGTTTGGCACACGCCTCGGCCCCGTTGCGATCCATGCGTCTTTGACGTTCGACCCCTCGGGACCGGAGTTCGCTGCGATGAGAGAAGCGTGGGTGAAGCTGGGGATGCGAGAGTTCCCCCGTGTGGTCGGCCCGATGCGACAGGGTGAACCGCACTTGCAGGTTGGAGCGATTATCGGGGTGGTCGACATCGTTGATGTTCACTTGGTGAGTCCGACGTTCGGTTGCTATCACGAGGTCGACATGCTCGGGTGGATGCCGCTCGATGGGTCGGATGCTTCAGCGCCGGGGTGGGAGCCACGTTTCTGTTCTCCGTGGGGCGAGGTGCCGGATCGTCCGGCGGTTGGGGCGGAGCGTGCGTTGCGTCATCATGTGTTGGCGAACCCTCGACCTCTTGCTAATCCGATTCCGTTTCGTGGGCACCTCGGAGTTCGACAGTTGCCGGATGGGGTGGAGGAGGCTGTGCGGGTGCAGGTCGCAGGCTATCAGTCAACTCGGCTTGACATCGAAGTCAACCGTTCGCTAGAGTAGGATCATCCGATACACCACCTCTGGAAAGGTCACACAATGAAAAAGCAAGACATCGTAATCGGCACCGAGTACAACGTAAAGTACAGCGGCAAGGCCGTCGTCATCCTCGAAATCGGGGGCTACGAAAACAGCCACGGCTTCTCCCCCGCCGATCGTTGCACGGTGCGGAAAGCTCAGGCCAAGACCGGCTACCGATACACCGGGACCAAAATAAAGTCCGACCACCTCGCAATTCGCATCGACACTTCTGACCCTGTGTTGATCGAGCGGGCCAAGGGCTACACCGCTGAGGACTTCAACAACGGCATCCCGACACCTGAAGGCGCATGGTTGCTCTCGGTTCGGAGTGGCGAGATTGAGGGCTTGTGGGCTGACGAACTCGTGAACATCGAACACCGTCGAGTCGTGGCCGAAGCAACAGCCAAGCGTTCGGCCTACCGCAAGAACGTTCAGATTCCCCAAGTCAAGTCGCAGGCTGAACGCCTCGGCCTGAACCTCGGCTACATCAGCGATTACGACACGAAGGTCGAAATGTCGTTTCAGCAATTCCTCGACCTCGCCGCACGCATCGAAACAGAGGCGAAGTGATGACCGGGCTCAACATCGACATGGAGTCGCGGAAGTATCACGACGCGCTCAACATCGAAGCGAACAAGTACACGTCGAGCCTGCCTTATGACGGCTCGGCTCAGGCCATAGCGGTCAAGTCAGCGTTCATGGTCGGGGCGAATACTGCCAACCAGTTCGAGGGGGCGGCTCGTCTGACGGCGGCTCTCCGTGCCGGTCGGGTGTGGGCGCTGGACGATGACAAAGACACTCTCACGAGCGAGGAGTGGGAGCGCTTGTACCGGTTGGCGTCGAAGCATGATGCGGAGGCGGCGAAGCGTTTGCCGATGTCGGAGTGGGGCGAGGCCCGTCGTGACCTGATGACCCCGCAGACGATCGCGGAGAACGCCCGGTTGCATCGTGCACGTTAGTCCATCGGACTAGACAACAATCTTCCACTCAGCTAGAGTTGGATCACCTGAAACAATGCTCTTGGAAAGGAGCCCCCAATGAAGAACGCAAAAGACGGCGCGAACTATGTGCGCCAGCAAAAGGGCCACAGCCTGACGAAGCACCTGCTTCTCGGATGGGCCGTGTTGTATATCCCCACGATCTACTATGCCGCCAGCCCAAACCACTACTTCCACGCATAGGCGACAGCATGAAGATCAAGACGCTTATCAGCCAGTCCCGCCGGGACTTCACCGCTGACTACGAGTGCGAGAGTTGCGGCAACGTGGAGCGTGGCACTGGCTACGATGACGCCAACTTTCACCAGAACGTAATCCCCTCAATGAAGTGCAAGAAGTGTGGCGTTGTCGGCGGCAAAGTCACCTCTTCACCGACCGTACCGGCAGGAGTAACACTGTGATCGGACTAGAGCAGAGCGAGGACGGGCGCACAGCGTTCGCCACCGCCAATATCAACGCATGGCACCGCCTCGGCACCACGACCGTAGGCTGCATGACCGCTGAGGAGGCTCTGATCAAAGCGCACCTGAACGACTGGGAAATCACCAAGCAACCAGTGTTCGCGAAGGTCGGAGACGAATACGTGGAAGTGCCGAACAAGTGGGCAACCGTCCGCAACAACCCGTTCAACGAAGGCCAGCATGACGCTCTCGGCGTCGTCGGTCGCTATTACGAGCCAGTCCAGAACGAGGACGAAGCGGAGCTACTGAACACGTTGGTCAGTGAGTCCGGCGCGCACTTCGAGACTGCTGGATCGCTTGACGGCGGCAAGCGGGTGTTCATCACGATGAAGCTCCCTGACACCGTGTTGTTCAACGGGCTAGGTCAAGACGAGCGCACCGAGTTGTACCTGTGTGCGCTCGACTCGAAGGATGGATCGTCGTCGTTCCAGTTCGTCGTCTCGCCGATCCGGTGGGTGTGTGCGAACACAGTCGCGGCGGGGCTTGCTTCAGCCAAGGCACGGTTCTCGGCACGGCACACGAAGAAGTCGGCCAAGGCCCACGTCCTCGAAGCACGCCGCATCCTTGGGCTGACGTTCCAGTACACCGACGAATTGTCGTTGCAGATCGAGCGACTGTTGGAGCAGGAGTACAGCAACCAACAGTTCCAGCGACTCACGGCATCGTTGTACCCGACGCCAGCGGGCCTCGACCCGAAGTCGTCGCGGGCAATCAACCAGCAGGATCACCGGGACACGCTCCGCACGATCTGGAACGAGTCGCCGACGCTGGACAACATCCGTGGCACGAAGTGGGGCGCGTACAACGCTGTGACCGAATACGTCGACCACTATCACCCCATGAAGGGCGCGAAGGGTCGCGATCCGGAAGTGTCGCGAGCGCTTCAGGTTGTGTCGGGAAAATCCGACGGGCCAAAGAAGCGAGCGTTTGCGCTACTGTCCTAACAGACTCCCTTGCTGGTGCCCATCCCCCAGATGCAGCAGTGAGGTGAGCGAAGCCCTCCGGTATTCCAGTACCGGAGGGTTTCTCTTTGCCCGGAGACAGGCGACGACAGGTTCGGTGATCCACTAACACCCGGTTGGTGGGTCGGTGGCCGGAGACAGGCATACGCGGTGCATATCGGGGTGTGCAAACGACACGCGGAGACGCGAATCGCAGCGACCGCTGGACCGTGGCGGGCGGTAGAGTTGTGGCATGGACATGAAGAAAAGCACACCGCAGGGTTCAGACTCGTGTGAGCGTACTCCTCTCGAAACGGCAGCGATTGCCTTGCACGAGACTTACCTAGCGCTGATTGCTGGCGACTTCACCGAGAAGCAAGCGCTCACGATCATCGCTCAGACGATTGCCGCTCGTGGCTGACGACACCGGCGAGGACGAGTTCGGAGCGAAGAAAGTCCAAGTCACCTCAGAAATGGGTGTCTCAGGGCTGAAGCAATCCGGTGGACAGATCACCGAAGAATTCTTGCCCGCACTGCGCGGGATGCAGGGCCAGCGCGTCTATCTCGAAATGGGCGAAAACGACCCGTTGATCGGTGGAGCTCTGCTCGCTATGCGGGAAGTTGTGTCGCGGTTGGAGTGGAAGATCACCCCGCCGGAAGACCCGTCCCCGGCGGAAGAGGCACAGGCTAAGTTTGTGCAGGAGTGTCTGGACGACATGAGCGAGTCGTGGGATGTGACGCTCTCGGAAATCCTCTCGTGTCTGCAATACGGGTGGTCGTTCCATGAAGTCGTTTACAAGTCGCGACAGGGCCGCAATGCTGATCCTCGGATGCGGTCGAAGTTCAACGATGGTCGTATCGGTTGGCGGAAGTTCGCGATCCGCTCGCAGGAGACGCTGAGCAAGTGGAGCTTTGACGACGCCGGTGGTCTGAACGGCATGTTCCAGATGGACCCGAACGGCAAGAAAGGTCGAATCTTTATCCCCATCGAGCGGGCGCTGTTGTTCCGCGCCGCCGAACGCAAGGGCTCACCTGAAGGTCGGTCGATGCTGCGGAGTGCGTACCGCCCGTGGTACTACCGCAAACGCTTTGAGGAGATTGAAGCTATCGGTGTCGAGCGCGACCTTGCCGGTATGCCTATGGCGTACGCTCCGGAGTCGTGGTTCACCGACCCAGAGCACTCGACTCAGTTGTCGCGCATCCGTGACCTCGTGACGAAGGCCCGCCGTAACGAGGTCGACGGTGGCTTGCTGCCCTCGATCTATGACGAGCACAACAACCAGTTGTTGAAGTTCGAGTTGCTGGCTTCGCCCGGATCACGCCAGTTGGACACGACGGCAATCATCCAGCGGTGGAATACCGCTATCGCGACGTCGATGTTGCAGGACTTCCTGACGCTCGGCCACGAGGGTGTCGGTTCGTTCGCACTGGGCAAGGCGAAGATCAGCTTGTGGCAGTTGGTAGTCGACTCGATTGCCAAGTCGGTGCAGGAAGTCATCAACCAGCACGCGATCCCGCGCCTGATGCGGCTCAACGGTTGGGACTCTGACCGTATGCCGACACTGGACTACGGCAACGTGGTCGAGGAGGACTTGTCGATCCTTGGTGACTTTGTTGTCAAGATGGTCGACTCCGGTGTGATCGTTCCGGATGCCCGCCTCGAATCGTTCATGCGCGATCTGGCAGAGCTTCCCCCCGCATCGCATGAAGTGTTTGACGACACCGAGTCGACGTTGCCGAAAACAGAGCCAGCACCGATTCCGATTGAGCCTGAACCGGCTGATCCTGTTGTGAGCCCGGAGTAACGATGCCGAAGCGCAAGGCTGTCCGCAAGGAGCGGATATACAGCGACGAGGTTGTGGAGCGGGAAGCAGCGAAGTTCGGTCGCGATCTGAACGACGCACTGAACGAGGTTGCAGCGTCGGCCCGGTCGGAGTCTGTGCTTCGCAGTATCCAAGCTGGGGATGCAGCGGCAGCGGTCGCAGCAGTCAACCTCGACCCCATGCGGTTAGCGATCGGCGGGCAGCAGGATCGGCTCGGTGGCGAGTATCTTCGGCAGGCACTTATCACTGCCGGCAAAATGACGGCACCGCAGGCGATCCTCCACTTTGACATGATCGAACCGCAGGCGGTGAACTACGCGGCGCAACGGGCTGGTGCGCTAATCAGTCATGTTCAGCAGCAGGTCCGCGACACCGTGAACGGGCTGGTTGTCGATGCGTTGCAGGGCGATTACACCGCGAGGACGTTGGCGCAGCAGATCGAGCGGGCAATCCCGTTGACGGCACGTCAGGCTCAGACAGCGAAGAACGTCTACACGAAAACGTTCGAGCGGTTGGTGGCTGAGGGCAAGAAGGTTGAGCGGGCTGAGTTGCTTGCACAGCGGGCCTCGGCGAAGTCGGCGGCGAATGCGTTGAAGTCGCGGGCGTCGGGCATTGCTCGCACAGAGTTGATGTCGGCGTCGAACGCGGGCCGGTTCTCGGGCTTCTCCTCGACTATCGCGTCTGGGCTGGACTCGAAGGAGTCTCGCAAAGAGTGGATCACCGGTGGCGACCCTTGCCCGATCTGTGACCCGCTGGAAGGCGAGACAGTTCAGTGGGATGAAGAGTTCTCGGTGGGACTGTTGATGCCCCCGGCGCATCCGAATTGTCGATGCGTTGGTGTATTCCTCCCCGGCAAACGGACTCAGAAGCAGCTACACCGCGACGGAACGTATTCGTTCGACCCAACACTCGGGCAGTCGATTCGGCTGGCTCAGATAAGCCGGGAATACATTCACGGCCGTTTATCCAAAGTGGCCCACGATGAAGCGTGGGACAGTATTCTCAATTTCAGGAGGTTGTAATGCAAATCACACCAAAGGTCATGTCGACCAAGAAGGCGATCCAGTTCGTTGAGGGTTGGCAAACATCACCGCCAGTCTGGGCGGGCTATTCGGAGGAGGACACCGAGTCGACTATCAACGCGCTCGCTTCTGCTTTGGCTGAGGCAGTCGACGCGGGGTGGGAGACGGTCCAGATCACGTTGGACGACCTCGACATCCGGGTCGAGCCCGAAACCGGTGTGATGGTCGGCTGGGTTCTGCCTGACGACCTCGCGTTCCAGTACCAAGTCGACGGCGGCGAGACTGATCTGCATGTGACGGTCAACTTCCTTGGCGACCGTGATGACTTGACGGTGGAGCAGACGCGCATCCTGACCGGTGTTGTTGCTGAAGTCGCTTCGACTACCCCGGCGCTGTTTGGTGTGTTCGACGGCACTGGCACGTTCGAGAACGAAGATGCAACAGTCTGGTTTGCTGTTCCGCATATCGAGGGTCTGATCGAGTTCCAAGAGCGCATGTCGGCGGCGCTGAAAGATGCAGGCTTCGAGCCGCGTGAAGATCACGGCGCGTACACCCCGCACATGACGCTGGCTTATCTCGATGCTGGGGAGGAGCCGCCCGCAGCGACGATCCCCCGGTCGGTGCCGTTCCTGCTCCAAGCGATTACCGTGTCGGTCGGTGGCACTCGATTCGACGTCGAGTTTGCTGACAACTATGACGCCTACTGGGTGTTTCAAGAGGCGGAGTACGAGGCCAATCCTGAGATGTGGCGCTCACGTGGTTACGTCCCGTTCGTGAAGAGTGCTATTGAAGCACCGCGTCGGTTCACCCTCGGCCCTTGGTATATCCCGAATGAGGTCGATGCTCATGGCGACTGGACTGATCCAGATTCGTTGCAGACTGCGCTGTGGGGGTACGTCCGTTCGGGCTATCGGACTGTTCGGCTTCAGCACGCGCCGGACACTGAGGCAGGCGAGTGGGTCGAGGCGATGACGCTCCCGATCGCGATGGAGTTCCCGGTGATTGACGTGAACGGAAACGTTGCTTCGCACCTGTACCCGGCGGGCACTGTTCTGCTGGGCGTGGTGTGGGAGCCGTGGGCGTGGACGCTCGTGTTGGAGGGCAAGATCACTGGCTATTCAATCGGTGGGTCGAGCATGTTGACCGACGAGCAGCTTCCTGCCTGACATGAACCTTGGCGTGTCGAATTGCGACCGCCAACAACCGCGCCGTACCGTTGGCGCTGAAGGAGGCGGCTATGACCGGCAAAATGACTAACCTCACTGTTCTCGAAACGAGCGGCGTGGATCACCCCGCCCATCTGCACGAGGGCTTTCTCGTGATGAAGGCCGCAGACCGTACACAAGCGGAAGCCGTTGTTTCGGCTTTCGGGAAGAAGGAGTCCACCGTGACTGAAAAAAGCACCGCCTCCTCTGTAACCGCAGAGGACATTACCAAGGCTGTTGATAAGGCTATCCAGCCGATCCTCGACCAGCTTGCTGAAGGTTGGAAGTCGCTCCGTGACTTCGCTGAAAAGACCGACAGCGACACTCCCTCGGCTGAAGCTGCCGCAGCTACCGACGCACCGGCGGCTGATCCCGCTCTTGCTGCTGAGACGCAGCAGGAAATGGCGCTCTCCGCTGACGTGCTGAAGTCGGCACCGGAAGCAGTTATCAAGGCAA